AAGAACAGCTTGATTTTGTCGGTGAGAAAGCAAAAGAAATGGGGGTGAGTAAAAACGATTATATTCGCAGATTAATTGATGGAGATATTCGTGCAGACAAAGAGGATAAAATCTTACAGGAAATTATCGAAATCAAGAATATGTTAAAAGCAAACAAATAAAAAAGGATTCCCGCACCCTGGAAAAGTCGGAACCCTTTAAGCACTCAACACACCGAAGTGGTTGATATTGTTATTATATCTCCCTTCGGTGTAATTGTAAACACCGAAAGGAGATTTTTTATATGAATGAGTTACAGATTTTTAATAATCCAGAATTTGGAAATATCAGAACAACTATGATTGACGGAGAGCCTTGGTTTGTTGGAAAAGATGTGGCTTTATCTTTGGGGTATGCGAAACCATTAGGTGCTATTGCAAGTCACGTTGAAGAAGATGATTCCCTGAAACAGGGACTCACCGATTCTCTCGGAAGAATACAGGAAACCATCTTTATTAACGAGTCTGGTCTTTACGCCCTTATTTTCGGAAGCAAGCTAGAATCTGCAAAGAAATTTAAGTCGTGGGTTACAAAAGAAGTATTGCCATCTATCAGAAAGACAGGAACCTATGATTATCCAGCTCTTTCTGGAATCTCCAAAGAATTACAGGCAGTTATCGTAGTAGACAAGCGAGTAACCCAGGTAGAGAAGAAAGTTGATACAGTGAAACAAGAATTGGAAGATTTTAAACAGGATTTACCGCTTCTTGGAGTAGAAATGGATAAGGTAACAAATGCCGTGAAATCAAAAGGAACAAAAGTCTTGGGTGGAAAGTCTAGCAACGCCTATAAGAATGGTTCCTTGAGAGCAAAGCTGTATAGAGATATTCATAATGAGGTGCGCAGACAGTTTGACGTGACTACATATAAGGCAATCAAGCGTAAACAGTGCGAAAAAGCGGTAAAATTGGTTGAAGATTACAAGCCACCGATTTATCTGGCAGAACTGATTGACAACGAAAATGCACAGCAAAGATTCTTTTAATTAGATTTTTACAGGGATACACAGGAGGAAAATAAAATGACAGAAAATATGGATAGAGAAAACACAATGTTCGAAGTAGAGGACACTATTGATAAAATCAAGTTTCTTGTGGATGATTTCATAGAACAGTATGGATTTAACAGCACAGAAGAGATGGACAAAGAGAAAAGCCTTTCCTTTGCATATAACAAGCAATTTATGACAATGAAACTGTTGATTTTGAGCGATTATGCCTGGAAATCAAAACAGGCCTTTAAGGCTCTTAAATCTATGGAGCAGAAAGCGTGATCGTATGGCAAACAGAATCCAGTTCAATGACTTTCAGAAAAAGAGTGTGTACGCCAAGTGCAACGGAAAATGTGCGATATGTGGTAAGCCTGTCAAATTCAAGAAAATGACAATCGACCACATTACTCCGTTGTCTCGGGGCGGCACCAATGATATTAAGAATCTGCAACTGGCGTGTAAGCGTTGCAACAGCATGAAGAGCAACATGACAATGGATGATATGATGGGGCAGATTTCCGAGATTTTGAAGTATAACCGCAAACAGAAGTTGATTAGAGCGTTAGGAGGAATTGTGGAATGAATTATAAAGAGGAACTTATTGAGATGGTTGAAAAAATGCACAATATAACTTTTATTGCAATGATTCATGCATTTGCACACACTCTTTTTGAGAAAGAAAAGAATTTTAAATGATACCGAAGTATACTGAATGATACTTTCGCCGTATGTTATAATATAAAATCATAATAAGCAAATTTTAAAGCGTTTACCTTTCGGGGTAGGCGCTTTTTTGTTGCCAAAAAATAAATCATAAAGGAGATATGAATTTATGCTGGTAGAAATCGTTGGAAAAAGATACGAAGAGAAACTTATTACAACAAGTCTGAAAGTTGCAGAGGTTTTTGAGAAAGAACATAAGAATGTTCTACAATCAATTGAAAATCTCGTGGCTGATAATTCAGCCGCCAAATTTTTTCAACTTACAACATATAAGAATCGTGGAAAAGAATATCCAATGTACGAAATGGATAGAGACGGTTTTTCCTTGCTTGTAATGGGCTTTACTGGCGAAAAAGCCTTACAATGGAAAATTAAGTATATTGAAGCATTCAACCAGATGGAAAGCGAGTTAAAACGCTTATATACAGAACGCCAGCAATGGCAAATTGAACGTGACAAGGGTGTTGTTATTCGGCATATCCTAACAGATACAATTAAGATGAAAATAACAGAAAGCCCAAATAAGAGATTTGCTTATCCAAATTATACAAATCTGATTTATCGCAATTTATTCGGAAAAACAGCCAAAGAACTTGAAAGTGATTATGGCGTAAAAGCAAAAGAGAATCTTAGGGATTTCTTTACAGGTGATGACTTGGCGAAAGTTCAGAGCATGGAAATGCTTGTAAGCAGTCTTATCAATTGTGGATGGGGATATCAGCAAATTAAAGAATTTATTCAAAACGAAGCAACAAAAATGATTGCTTGAGAGCACTCCAATTTGAAATCAGAGTGCTAAGGTAGGTGAATATATGGCAGAAGCATTTTTAAAAGTGGATGGGGTAGCAATGCCCTGTCCTTCTTCTTTTACATGGGGATTACAGGATATATCGGCATCAGAATCCGGCAGAACAGATGATACGACCATGCACAAAAACAGAGTTGGACAGAAACGAAAGCTGTCTGTAGGTTGGAATGGCCCAGACTGGGACACTGCTTGCAAAATTATACAGGCAGTAAATCCAGAGTACATACAGGTCACATATCCAGACTTGCTATCTGCAAATAAACACGAAACCAGAACATTTTATGTTGGGGACAGGGAATCACCCTTTAAATGCTGGTGGATAGGAAATGAGCGCATGGAAGGACTTAAATTTGATTTTATCGAGAGGTAAGATATGCGAAATTTATCAACGGAATTTAAAGAACAACAGAATAGTGGGAACCGTAACTATCTGAAATATGCAGATTTTACCTTTACGGACGGAAGCACATTATCCATTACCGACAAAGATTTATGGTCTAATGGTTTTAAATTTGAGGATGCAGTATCGCAAAGCGGTTCGTTTGATATCGGCGCAGCTATCGTAAATAAACTGACTTTGCAAATCAACAACTTTTCTGGAAAGTACACAGATTACATCTGGGACGGAGCAAGAGTTGTTTGCTATATTGGACTTGAATTATCTACTGGTATTGAGAAAATCCGCATCTGTACTATGACAGTAACAGATGCCCCATACCAGAACACAGCTATTATCAGCCTAACTTGTGAAGATTCCATGCGATTATTTGATCGTGATTATTCTGATAGTAAACTGACATACCCGGCAGCAAGATTACAGATCATCCAGAATGCTTGCGAGGTGTGCGGAGTAACACTTCAATCTACAAGGTTTGATAATGATGATTTGATAATACAGAATCGACCAGACGATAGCAGTATTACTTTCAGACAGGTAATTGCATGGGTAGCACAGATGGGCTGCCAGTGGGCGAAATGTGACGAATATGGTCGCTTATGCTTTGGATGGTATGAACGTGAAGTCCCGGATAATTTTTATGATTTGGTGGAAACTCCATGGAAAGATGTAGAAGGTAACGACATATTAGATACCACTGGCGAACAAATCATTACTATCATGCAGACTGGGATTACAGCAATTCAAACAAACGGATTCACACCATGGCTGTATGATGTTGAAATAACAGGTGTAAAAGTTACAGAATACGTTGAAAATTCTTCTAAAAATGAAGCGAAAACATATCAGTCGGGGAAAACTGGCTATGTTATCGAAATCAGTGATAATAAGCTAATTCAAGAGGGCTCCGGGGAGAAAATCTGCCAGATTATCGCAGACAGGTGCGTGGGGCTAAAATTCAGACCATTTACTACAGGCGCATTGACTAATATAGCATGGGAAGCTGGTGACACCATTGCGATTTCCGATAGAAACGGAAAACAGTATAAGAGCTACCTAACTTCTGTTACTTTGAATCCAGGCGCATTTGAGCAACTTGAATGCAGTGCTAAGAGTGCATCCAGGAATAAGCAGAAACAATATAGCCTTAATCAACAAATACAGGCAGAAAATAATAAGAATTTAAGAGATGAACGTACCGCCAGAGAAAAGGCACTGGAAGAATTATCACAGCGCCTTGCGGAAGCTTCTGGAACATACACGACAGTGGAAACACAGCCGGACGGAAGCAAAATCTATTATCTTCATAATAAGCCGCAGTTATCCGATTCTGATATTGTATGGAAAATGACTGCGGAAGCGTGGGCTGTTTCTACAGATGGTGGACAACATTGGAATGGCGGCATGACGGTTGATGGTGATGTAATTGCCAGAATCCTTACGGCTACAGGTGTTAATGCAGATTGGATTAATACGGGAACCATTAAGGCTATTGATAAAGATGGAAACATAACTTTCCTGGTTGATGTAACAACAGGAAGGGTTGTTATTAATGCGGATTCCGTACAAGTCAAGGGAAAAGATGTTAATGCGATTGCAAAGGAAAAAGCAGAAACAGAAGTAAATAATTTTATAAGCAATACATACACAACTGATATCAATAATTTACAGTCTCAAATCGACGGACAGATTGAGACTTTTTTTTATGACTATGAGCCAACCTTACAGAATATTCCGGCTTCTGGATGGACTACAAATGAAGAACGAAAGAAACACGAGGGCGACTTATTTTACTGGAAATCCAAGGGATATGCGTACCGTTTTATGCAAGATGGGGCAACTTGGAAATGGCAATTAGTACAAGATACCGATATCACGTTAGCACTTGCTGCCGCAGAAAAAGCACAGGACACAGCAGATCATAAGCGTAGAGTATTCGTCGTTCAGCCAGAGCCACCTTATGACATTGGAGACCTATGGGCGCAAGGAAAAACTGGCGATTTGATGAGATGTAAGGTTGCCAGAGCAAGCGGTTCTTATGATTCTTCCGATTGGGAAAAGGCTTCAAAATACACAGATGATAGTTCTTTAGATTTATTTATCAATGGTGTTTTTAAAGATTCTCTTAATTCTTTAAAAACACAGATTGATGGAAAGATTGAGACTTGGTATCAGCCAAATGATCCATCTGTAAAATGGACAAAAACAGAGGAATTACCATGGTGTGATATTGACGGAAACAAAATTCTGGATGAATCCGGGAATGAAATTGTCTTGATATGGGAATCCGAGAAAGCAGAGCATGAAGGTGACCTTTGGCATAATACTTCTGATAACACGCAATGGATATACAAATCTGGTGAATGGCAACCACAATCCATACCAAATGAGCTGTTAGACAAGATAGATGGGAAGTCATCTGTCTATATGGTTCAGCCAAAACCGCCATATTACGAAGGTGACTTGTGGGTGACAACCAATAGTGAAGGAAAGGCTTCCCTCAAAACATCCACTGTAAATCGTGTTGGCGGAGCGTTTGACGCATCCGATTGGATTGATTTCAAGTATGCAGACAAAGACGATATTAAAAATGCAATTGATAAGTATGATACCAGTCTTGGACAGGATGAAGTGTTCAATAAACTCACAAAAGGCGGCACTGAACAGGGAATCTATATCAAAGATGGAAAAGTATACATTAATGCAAAATATATTCTGGCTGGACTGCTTGCTGGTGAGAGAATCAATGGTCGAGGACTGAAAGTTATTGATGACGACAATAATGTGACTTTAGAAATCGACAGCAACGGAAATGTTATTCTAGCTCCAAAGACTTTTTCGCTACAAGGAAAGACGGTCGATGAGATTGCTAATAGCTCAGCAAAATCAGCTGTCGATGGACAGACACAAGCCGATATTTTCAGCAAGCTTACCAATGGTGGCAAGGCACAGGGAATTTATTTAGACGAAAACGGAAACATTTATGTAAATGGACAATTTATTAAAGCGTTGAGCATAGCCGCTAATGCTCTAGCAGCTGGTTCTATTACCACAGAAAAATTAGATGCTAAGGCGGTCACGGCTGAAAAAATGTCCTTGAAGGAGCTTGCGGCAATTGGAGCCACTATAGGCGGATTTACGATTCAAAACAACCGAATTTATAATAAAAAAAATGGAACCCTACAGATTTCCGTAGGAAATGAATATAACGCTCCATCAATGCTTGCTATGGATGCACAAGGACAATTTATTAAATACAGCGCAAGTGGTATCGCATCCTCTTACGCTAACTCATTAAATTTAACACCACATAATACAACAACAGAAAGTGGCTTTACAGACGGTTCAAAACATTATCTGGGAAGAACACAATTCAATTCAGATGTTAGTATTTTTGGCGATTTTAAGGTTTCTGGAACAAAATCCATAATAGCTGACACTGAAAACTATGGAGAACAGCTATTCTATTGCTATGAAACCCCAACCCCGACTTTGGGAGATTTTGGCGGTGGAGTAATTGGGAAAGACGGAATGGCAATCATCTCAATTGATGATATATTCCAGGAATCTACAGAAACAGCAATTGAATACTATGTGTTCCTTCAGAACGAGAGCGAGGGGCAATCTTGGGTATCTGAAAAGTCAGATACCTATTTTGTTGTCAAGGGAACCCCAGGATTGCGGTTTGCATGGGAGCTGAAAGCTAAACAGAAGAACAAAGAGTATATCCGTTTCAATGCCGGAAAAGAAGACCGAGAAGTGAATTTTGAGACAGTCAACCTTGAAAATGTAATGTTCGAAGAACGCGAAAAAATTATACAAGAAATGGAAGGAGAATTATTATGAGCCAGATTAAAAGACTTACATCATTTATGAAACTGTCAACAGGAGAGGGCGATAGAATCGCCTTTACCTACTCAACGATTGATACCGAAAGCGGAAAGGTTTTGAGCCAGAACGAGAAAGGAAATTTTCTCATTTTTGACGATGGGCTTTCGGCAAATATTAAGGCGATTGAAGACTATATCAATAAAAATCAATTGAATTAAAGGAGGACAACAACATGCCAAAATGGTCGGAATACACACAGAAATCAACGCCAGCAGATGCAGACGAGCTTATGCTCTATGATGTTTCAGCAAAAGCAAACAAGAGGGTGCTGTTTAGCGGAATTTGGAACTGGATCCTGGGGAAAGTAAATAATAGACTCGCATGGACTTCGGCGGGGATTATAACAGGAGCAGTAGCAGATTTATCAAAGGCAACAGAGAGACAGAAAGCAACAATCCCCAAAAATGCAAAGGAAATATTTTTTTGGGTGTGTATGTACAGGGATGCCAATGGGACTGAAAGCAAAATGATGCCGTTTCAGCAGTATGACACAAAGTATATCGGAGGAGCGGAGATAATAACTGGAGGCTATTATTATTCGACAGAATATTATGCATGTTTCCGAATCAGGATTGATAACTATGTCTGCTGGCTCCATAAATCCTGGCTGAAGATGATAGAGAATGGAAATGAAATTGATAATTCCGCAATAGTAAAAGTGTATGTCTATTATCGCTGACGGAAAGGAGCCGATATGATTCAGACAAATTTCAAAGGTCCTGGCGAAGAAATCAAAATTGAAAACGAACATTATACACTTTTTTAACCTCAATAAGAAAGGAGAATTTACATGAATATCAATACCTCATTAATCAGCAACAACAACAGCTACGCCGGACAGACACCTCTGTATATTGTCATCCACAATACGGATAATACCGCCAAGACAGCAGATGCCAAAGCACACGCCACCGCACAGCATAATGGCAATTTTCATGGCTATTCAGCCCATGTATTCGTTGACGATAAGTCAGCATACCAAGCATTGCCGTACAATCGTGGAGCATGGCATGTTGGGGTAAATTACGGTGGTAAGCTTTTTGGAACTGTGAACAATCACAACTCTATTGGAATTGAAATGTGCATGAATGCCGGATATAACTACGAAAAGGCATTCCAAAATACCGTTGATGTATGTAAGCAGCTTATGAAGAAATATGGCATTCCGGCAAGCCGAGTAGTGCAGCATTACGATGTGTGCGCTAAGAATTGCCCTTCTGTAATCCGTGGAAAAGGTGACTGGGATAGATTTAAGAAGCTCATTTCTGGTGAAAGCGTGACAGTGCCAACCGCAAAGCCGACTGTAAAAGTCGATAAGTATTACCGTGTCCGTAAGACCTGGAAGGATTCTAAGAGCCAGATCGGGGCGTACAAGTCACTGAAAAATGCGAAAAAGGCTTGTAAAGCCGGTTATTCTGTTTTTGATTGGAATGGAAAAGCCGTGTATTCCGTAACAGCAAAGAAAAGTGTAGTCCAGGTTGCAAAAGAGGTAATCAACGGCGAATGGGGAAATGGACAGGACAGAAAAGACCGACTGGAAGCTGCCGGGTACAATTACGCGGAAGTGCAGAAAAAAGTTAACGAATTACTGAAATAATAACACTCCCGGGGTTTTCCCGGGAGCTACTTAAAAATAGTATATTCTTCAAATTCGTTTCTTATTTTTGCAAAGTCTTTTCTTCTGATTGGCACCGTAGTTCCAGAAAACATAAGGAACGAATCGTTTATTTCTTTTACCTCGTCCATGTTTATTATGTAGCTCTGGTGGCATCTCAAAAATCTGGAATCTAGTAATTCTTCAATATCGGATAGTTTACATCGTTCCGTATAAACTATACCGCAAGTGCAGTGAATAATGATGTATTTGTTTCGACTCTCAATATATTCGATATTTTGAAATTCCACCCGATGAATAAAGTCTTTTCCTTTTATCATAAGAGTGCTTTTGCTGATATGTTCCAGAGCATGATTGAAAGCAGTATACATTCTGCCGTTTTCAGATCCTTTTATGATATAGTGAACCGGGAGTATATCAAGAGCTTCAAAAACATACTCTTTGTGGGCTGTCCAGAAAATAATATTTCCATCATAGCCATTTAATCTCAATTCCTTTGCAACTTCAATTCCATTTTCTTCTCTCAAAACGATATCCAAAACTACAATATCATACCATTCGCCATCTGCCACATCATCAATAAGTGGCTGTCCTTTATCATACGGAGTAATCAATGCTTTTATATCACCATTTCGTTTGAGAAAATTATTAATCCGATGCATAAATATACCAATCTGGATTTCGTTATCATCACATATTGCAATTCGCATTCAAATCATCCCTTTTCATGTAAAATTCGCCACCAGAGGTGCTAATTTCGCCATTTCCTGTGTAATTGTATATTTTTTGATACAATATTATCGTACCACATAAGAAAGATAGTGTAAAGAGGCTGTATGATGGAAAGATGTAAGAAGATAACGATTATCTTAATATTGATGTTTGTGCATGTGTTTATTGGGATTCATATGTATTTCAGCCCAGAGCGTAGTATTATCTTTGGGAGGGTTAAAACTATCGCAAACATGGTGACGGAAATCAAAAGCAATCCAAATGAGCACCAGAAATCCCTCGATTCCAGAAGCCCAGCCCCTTTATTTCTATCTATTATTATTACGATTTGGAAAAGCGAAAATCATAATATTTACACAAAAAAACTTATAATTCATAGAAAAATCAGAAGAAACCAGCTTGCCAGAAAGGATTTAAGCGGAGATGATTCCGTTCCGTTATATGGTTATGAAAACATGATATAATTTAATAAGTAAGAACATATGTTTGCAGTATTGGGAGGGATTTACGTGGATTACAAGAAAGAAATTATTGAGATGCTTGACAAAATAAAAGTGGATCAGATTTTACGATACATTTATATTATTATTTCTGACATATTAAAGGAGGAAAACAAAAATGAATAGTACAGATTTAATATATACAGAAGACCAGCAGAAAAAGATTTTAGAAGAAATAAAAGACCCTCAAAATAAAGAGGGTCTTCCATCCGCTTCACTTGTTTATTCAGTTATTAACTTGCTTGGAATACAGGCAAATATGATTCAAGAATTGCAAAAAACTATTCAGAAGTTGGAACGACAAAGCCAATGTGTTGTTTCGGACGAGAATCATCTTTAGGCAATGACGTAAGCAAAAAATTTAATTGGCTGATATGCTGAATTAATGTTGACATTCGCCCATCTACATAACCTTTAAAAATCATTAGTACGGACTTCTCATAGCTGATTTCAGTAACCTGCATTGTAACAGTTTTACCAAAGTTGGTTAAAAGAAGTCCGACTTCATGTTCAGAATCTAAACTTTCTTCAAACTCCTTGATGTACTTTACTAGTATCTCAAATTGCGTATCCGAATATGCGTATGTTATTGGTAAAGGCTCAATTTCTTGACTTGAAATCTGCTTCATTGCAATATTGTACAAATCTTCGTAATTATACATACTTTCTCCTTTATTCACTCAACAAATTAATCAATTCCACCACATGTTTCTTTTTAACATCTGATAACTTAAAATATTTTCTTAATGCTTCGGATAGCTCTAAGTCCTTTCTTATCTGAAATACCAAACTTGCTGATTCATCTGAAAATTCTTCGATAACATTTTCTCCAGTCATCAAATAATCCACTGATACTTTAAAATAATCTGCAATTTTCTGTAATTTATCTTGCTTTGGGGTATAAGTACCTTTTTTCCAACTAGAAAGAGTTGCTGTAGAGATTTGGGTGCTTTTAGAAACATCACTTGGTTTTACATTATTTTTCTTGCAAAGAAGATCAAAATTTTCGTAGTACATATTTTCTCCTATCAAAATTAAGAAAACTTAATAAATAATTGTTGACATACTAAGAAAACTATGATATTCTTTATACAAGCTAAGAAATCTTAGCAAGAGAAACAAAAAAAGATAGCATGGCAACAACTAAGAAACTTATTTAATTCTAACTCGCAATTATGATTATATAAGAAAACTTAGTTATTGTCAATACTATCTATATAAAATATCTGAAAGAAAGGAGATGCAATTTTGCAAGAACTAGAAAACAAATCTTATGCTTATCAAAAATTCAAAGAGTTAAGAGAAAAAGCAAACTTATCCGAATACCAAGTTTCTGTTGGAACTGGAATTTCTACTGCTGTATTTACGCAATGGAGCCGCGGGGATTACAACTTGAAGCTTGATAAATTATCTTTAATTGCAAAGTTTTTTGGAATTTCAGTATCTGATTTTATAGAGGATGATGAAACTTGTAAAAAGGAAAGCTCATAAGGAGGTGGGAAAATAACAATTTGATTTGCGGATGGCTTTGGGTTACGCAGTCGCATTAAGAGATAAGAGCAAAGCAAGGGAGGTAAGTTAAAGTGTTGAATAACTTGAAAAAAGTTCTTGACGATAAAGGAATTACAATCAGAGCGTTTGCAAAGGTTCTTGGCGTTGATGAAAGGACTATTCAGAACAAGATAAAGGGAAAAACACCTTTTACGTATCCAGAAGCAGTCCTTTCTAAAAAGGAACTTTTTCCAGAATATGATCTGGAATATCTGTTTAAAGAAGAATAGCAAAAAAACTGACAGGAGTGCTGTCCTATCAGTTCTTGCCTAAATTTGTTTACCTTATGTGTTTTGCAGACTGAACGCACTTGTTCAGTCACATAAGCAGCACCAAATGTTTCTTGAAACACTTCGCCACTTACGCAGTTTTAGTTCTGCGATTGAGTAAAAAAGATTAGCTGCCCATTAGTTGGCGAATGTAGGAATTTTGTTCAATACGGTGAACGAAATTGCTTAACGTACTTTGGTAACGCAGGTTACTCTGCTTGCAACCTACAATAAGGAACAGGGCAAATTCAAAAGTTGGGTCAAAGCAAACAACTCCTTTCATTGCCCATTATTTGGGTATGAAAGAATTTTAACACATAGGAAAAATATTTTCAACACAAAACGGAATTGAAAATCAGATTAAGAAAGGAGTGATAAACACGAACCAGTTAGTGCATATTGGAAATTCAGATATCTCAATAAAAGAGTATAACGGTCAGCGAGTTGTTACATTGAAAGATATTGACATGGTACACGGCAGACCAGACGGAACGGCAAGGAAGAGATTCAACGACAATCGAAATCACTTTATTGAAGGAGAAGATTTCTTCGTTATAACTCAGCCGTCCGAAATTCGGACGCTTGGTTTGGAAAGACCACAAGGCGGCGTCCCAGAAAAAGTTGTCCTTGCCACAGAACAAGGATATCTAATGTTAGTAAAGTCTTTCACAGACGATTTAGCATGGGATGTTCAGAGACAGCTTGTAAATGGGTACTTTAAAACCAAAGAAACTGTAAAAAGGGCATTGTCACCAGAACTTCAAATGTTACAGGGACTACTTTCACAAATGGTAGAGAAAGAACTTGCCGACAAAGAAAGAGACAGGCAGATTTTAATTGCCAAAGAAACAGCCGATAAAGCTGTTGCAACTACAGAGAACATCAAAGAAGCGGTCAAGCCTGTATTTGATAACTGGCGTTCAGAAATTAATTCTAAATTCAATCGCATACAAAAAGGTGCTGGAGCAGAGTTTAAAATGCTTAGAACAGAAATGTACACAGAATTGGAACGCCGGGCTGGATGTGATCTGAATACAAGATTAAGAAATAAGCGAAAACGCATGGCTGAAAATGGTTGCACGAAAACAGAGATTAACTCGCTCAACAAAATGGACGTCATCGATGACGATAAAAAGCTGCGAGAGATTTTCTCCAAAATCGTAACTGAATACGAAATTAAATATTGTGCGTAGAAGAAAGGAAGTGAAATAGATAATGTCAGAAAAAGAAAAAAATCGTAGAAAAGCTGAAAGAAGCAATCCCGAAAATGTCAGAGTTTGATAAAGGCTACATTCTCGGGAAAGTGGAAAGTTTTTCTGATAACAGTCTGGAGCAAAAAACAGATAAAAAAGAAACTGTTGATTCAGATTAAAAGAGAGGTTGGAAAATGAGTAGTACATATAACGTTCTTTGCGCTATTTTGGAAGAGCTCCAAGCTATTCACAATATAATGGAGCAGCCAAAAAAACGAGTTTCTAAAAAAGATAAGAAAAGCATCGAAAAACGCATTATTGATAGACCTCTTCTTGAACCTCAAAATTCTATGATGATGGAAAGAAAGGAGACTAATGAAAACATCAAAAATCGAAATCCGGCAAGTAAATGGCAATGAAGGAATCTTCACAGAAATCCTTGTAGATGGTCATAAACTTGAGGGAGTAAGAAGCTTTGAGTTGAAACAGGGAGTTGGAGATTCAGAACCTATACTTTCCATTGATCTGAATGCTTTTGATTTATCTACAGATTTGCAAATGTTGCAGGTGAACCAGAAAGGAATTGGAGAAATTGAAGAAATCAAGTTCAAAGATTCGCAAAGGATGCTGGAATTCAACATACAAAAAGTAACGCACACGGCAAAAGTTGATAAGAAAATAATAGCCGAATGCGTTACAAGTGGAATTACTTCTGCTGTTCAAAACTCAATTGATGATTAGAAATTATGGAGAGGGAAACACAATGAATGTTGAAAAATATTTATCTGAAAAGCTGTCAAGCCATGAGGGACAGAAATATTTAGAATTTAGAAGAAGAAACGGACAGGAAGCAGACGAACTCTACAAAAAAGTAAAAAATGAAATTGCCGAATGCCATCTGTCCGTTACGGAAGCAAAAGGGTTCTTAGAATTTATGAAGTTGGTTATTGAAGAGCTTTCATATATTCCGGTCAAAGAATGACTTCTGTGGTAATGCTTTTAATATCAAAACCGTCAGAATCAAATACATCTTGAATTTCATTTGCGGTATGAAGCATTGAAAGAATTTCTTTTGAATACGGATGTTCTTTTCCACAGTTTGGACACGAAATTTTATCCGCACTTATTGCTTCATTCAAATAGTAGCTACAACGACAGTTACAGGAAACTTTTAATTTGAGAAACATTTTAACACACCTCCTTTCTGAACACATTATACCATTCAGAGGGAGATAATAAAAGAAAACAGGGAGGAAAAACAATGATTAAATTTGAAAACGGCTTACTTAACATTTCTGGTAAAGGGATTGATATTCTTTCAGAGTATGCAGTTATTACCCATGAAATTAAAGAGATGTTTGTAAAAGATGGTGGAAAAGAGGAAGAAGTAAAAGAACAGCTTAGACATTCGTTCGAGCATGGTCTTATGAACGAAGAAGAACTTGATAAAGAAATCAAGGAAAAGTTCAAACGGGTAGATGCAATTATTCCGATTGTGTCGCTTCTGGGAGAAATGCTTAAAACATTTGGAGCAAAAGATAAGGAGGACTAGGCATGGGAGAAACTAAGAGCACAGATTACATTCCAGAGAATGCCAATGAAGAATATGCACTTCTGGTTGGAAGATTAAAGGCATTTGAAGCTTGGGCGAATAGCGTGAAAGATTATGATTTCACAAAGGACATGGCATTCAGAATGCTTGGGCTTGGTTTAGAGGAATCAAAGGAGGAAAAGAAAGAATGAAATGCTTTAAAGGATTTGAAAAAGACTTAAAGTGCAGAGATTTCCAGTATGAAATTGGAAAAGAATACACAGAAGAAAAAGCAGACATTTGTAATTGTGGATTCCATGCTTGCGAATTTCCGATGGATGTATTCGGTTATTATCCTCCTTCAGATTCCAGATATTGTGAAGTTGATCTTGAAGCGAATGATCAGAAATCACCTGATGATAGCAAGAGAGTTGGGAAGAAAATTTCCGTGAAAGCAGAAATTGGAATTGCTGGAATTATCAAAGCTGGCGTTGAATACATCAAAGAGCAAGTTAATTGGGAAGATGATAAGGCAACCAATACCGGATATCATTCAGCGGCAACCAATACCGGAGATTATTCAGCAGCAACCAATGCCGGAGAACAGTCAGCGGCAACCAATACTGGAAATTATTCAGCGGCAACCAATACCGGATATCATTCAGCGGCAACCAATGCCGGAGAACAGTCAGCGGCAACCAATACCGGAAATCAGTCAGCAGCAACCAATACTGGAAATCAGTCAGCGGCAACCAATACTGGAAATTATTCAGCGGCAACCAATACTGGAAATCAGTCAGCGGCAACCAATACCGGATATCAGTCAGCAGCAACCAATACCGGAAATCAGTCAGCGGCAACCAATACCGGATATCATTCAGCGGCAACCAATGCCGGAGAACAGTCAGCGGCAACCAATACTGGAAATTATTCAGCGGCAACCAATACCGGATATCAGTCAGCGGCAACCAATACCGGATATCAGTCAGCAGCAATTGTAGAAGGAAAAGAAAGCATTGCGTTAGCTACAGGAATTAAATCAAAAGCTAAAGGAAAAATCGGATGTTTTATTGTTCTGACTGAATGGAAAGAAATAAATTTTGAATATCATCTTGTAGATGTTAAGTCTGCAAAAGTAGACGGTAAAAATATTAAAGAAGATACTTTCTATATGTTGAAAGACGGAAAATTTGTAGAAGTAGATTAAGTTGTCCTGGAAGGTGCTGACACACCAACCAGGACGGTATCTAACTAAGAATGAGTTAGTTAAATACAGGATTATTATAACACAACCTCCTGTATTTGACAAACAAAAATATAACAGGAGGACTTTTTATGCAAAAAAATGGCGGAAATCAGCCACTTTCCAGTGAAATCATTGCTGATCTGGAAGAAAAGCTGATGGCAAGAAATATAATTATCGCTATTCTGGCAGCTGCACTTGCAGTAACCACATTCAGAAGAAAGTGAGGACAAAATGAAAGAGGTGGTAAAGACAGTAGGAGAAATATTTGTAGGGATAGGGGTGTTTGCAGTGATCTTCTCAGTAACATGGATGCTCACATCATTTGATGTTATCGGGGTTTTCTTCGTATCAACAGTCTTATTCTCAATGGTGTTTCTTCCTATTATATTAGGAATGGAGGAAAAATAAATGCAAAGATTAAACAAAGTAAGATTATCCGGCAGAGCCGGGGAAATAGTGTTCAGCCACGAGCATTACGAAAGATACTATTACAAATTCATGCTGACAGTTATTCGTAAAAGCGGTGCAGTAGATATGTTTCCAATCGTTATAGAAGATTCCATTGTACGTGACAATGATTATAACGGAAAAGAAGTTGTGGTAACAGGAGCAATCAGAAGCATGGACACTTCTAAAAATCCAAATAAGCACCACAATGTTAATTATATCGCAGCTGACGAGGTGGAAATCCTGGAAGAACAGGTTCCAGAAGATGATATAAACGAAGTAGAGTTTATTGCCAGAAGTTGCACGAAAGAACCATATGCAAAACTTACATCAGTAACGCACAGGAAAGTTTCAAATCTTTTCGTAGCAATTCCAAGAGATCATTCGGAAAGAGCGGATTTTATTCGCTGTACTTTATGGGGAAAAGGTGCTGATCTGGCAGTAGACGTTAAAAGGAATGATTACATTAAAGTAAACGGAAGGTTAATGAGCCGTGATGTTTATGTTAATGGGGAAGAAACGGAAAGTGTATATGAGATTTCCGTAAAAGAAATGGAGAAATTGGAGGATGAAGAATAATAAGAATGAAGTTCAGATATATGGCGTAATAATGGATATTCAGCCAGGAACGTTTTTCAAGGACGGAGAAAAATTCGTAAGATTCTATATTGGTGCAAAGCGTACCAGCGGGAACGTAGATTTACTTCCGGTAATTGTTGAAGAAAAGCAGACGGAAGGCTTAAAGATTGGAAAACACGTCTATGTTGAAGGAAGATACAGTTCTTCAAACAAACATGAAAGTGGAAAGTCACATTTGATTCTTGAAATCAAAGCGGAAACAATCTGGTGTGGAGATGGTGATGGGAGTGCAGAAGGTGAAAACAAAATCATTCTGGAAGGTTATCTTTGCAAGCCTCCTATTTACCGCAAAACACCAATAGGAAAAGAAATCTGTGATTTGATGATTGCTTGCAATGAATATGACTTGCGAAGAACAGATTATATCCCATGTATAGCATGGTGGAAAGAAGCCAGAGAAGCTGCTGATTTCAAGGTTGGAGATTTCGTAAAAATAATCGGAAGAATCCAGAGCCGAATTTATCGGAAAAAATTATCTGGTGATGAAATAGAGCTTAGAACTGCATACGAGGTATCAATAGGGAGGATAATCGAGCATGAAGGTGGAAGTAAAAAAGATTTCGTTGGAGAATTACAAGAAGTTTCCGAGTAAGTCTGTAGATTTGTTTCCAAGAACAGAGATTTCTGGCAGAAACAGAGAAGGGAAATCCACATTGCAGGACGCATATTTGGACGTTCTGACAGGTAAGATGGCGAATGGTACAGAACCTACTTCTATTCGCAGAAAAGAAAATGGCGTGGAAGTGCAAAAGGTTGATGTTATAAGAGAGCTTACGCTTGCGATTGATGGAAAAGAAAAAGTGATCCGCAAAATTACAAAGCAGAAGTGGAGAAAACCGAGAGGGCAGTCTGAAGAGGTATTCGATGGAAATGAAACTTCTTATGAAATTGACGGATTCCCGGCTAAATCAAAGGATTATACCGAGTTCATTCAGTCAATAGCAGAACCTTCAACGCTTCTGATGTGCAGTAATCCAAAACCATTTCTGGACACATTGCAGAAGTCAACAGCAGAATCCAGAAAGGTACTGGAAAAGATGTCCGGTTTCGATATGGCGCAGTTCATGACAAACAATCCGCAGTACGCTCATGTGGAAGAAATTACAAAAGGATACTCCGTAGAAGATACATTAAAAAAACTGCGAAAAGAACTGAACGCGCAGAAGAAAAAGGTTGATGCAAAAAATACAGAGATTGCTTACGAAACCAATCGGACTGTTGAAGCAGAAGATACTTCCTCCTTAGAATCCAAAAAACAGGAGCTTAATGCGGAGCTTTCCAAACTGGAAGAACAGGAACAGATTCTTGAAGATTCTGCAAAAGGCTATGACAGCCTTTCATATGAAATCCGTGGTTTGAAATCTTCCAGGGATGGTCTGGTTAGCAAAGCGAATGAATGGTTAAGAGCCAGACAAAAATTTATTTCTGATACAGTTTCCGAACTTATGTTAAAAAAATCAGAAAAGGAATCAAGCATTCGTATTATTGGAATGGAACTGGATAACCACATAAGGGAAGCAAAACAGGCAAAAGCTGACTTGGATAGAGCCAGACAGGACTATCCAAGAATCAAAGAAAAGGAGTGGAATGATTCTAGACTGAAAGCTATTGAAGCTGAAACATTCAATGATTCTGATACCATTTGCCCCACCTGCGGACAGGAACTGCCGGAAGAACAGGTTGCCGAATTGAAAGCCTCCTTTGAAGAAAAGAAGAAGTTTAGAATTGAAACTGAATTAACCCAAAAGAAAAATTGGGAATCAGTAAAGCAGAACCAGTTAAAAGGAATTTGCGACCTTGGAAATTCTGCTTCTGCAAAATTAAAGAAAACCAACGAGGAAATCAACAAATTACAGTCGGAAATCGGCGCAGCACAGGATGAAGTTGCTGAACTCACTAAACAGATTGAGGAAGAACAGTCCAAATTTACGGAGCTTCCAGAATCTGTAGATATGACAAATGATGAAGAATATCTTGCAGTTACAGCGAGAATTGCAGAACTTGAAGAGAAACTGAAATCATTTGATGATGTTCCTGGAAAGAAACAGGAATTAAGAATGCAGATCAGCAATGTTATGAAACAGATTTCCAATGTGGATGCAGACATTAAGATTGCACAGGCAGCAGTCACAGAGAAAGAAAAGCGAGTAGCCGAACTGAATGAGGAACTGAAAAGCCTTGGACAGGTACAAGTTGATATTGAAAAGAACATTGATACCGTTCTTAACTTCTCAATTCAGAAGAATAAGGCACTGGCTGATAAAATCAATCCATTTTTCCATCATTTTCAGTTCAGTTTTCTTGATTACACGATTGAGGGAAATCCAGTGGAAACTTGCAAGATGATCTGTAATGGAGTGAATTACTTTGATGGTTTGAATTATTCTGACAAAATCTTGTGTGATATTGATTTGCTTAGAGGTTTACAGGATTTGAACGGTTTGAATTTACCGATTTTTGTTGACAATTCAGAGTCAATTAACACAACCAGACTTCCTAACGCCGAACAGCAAATGATTGTCCTAAGAGTGACGGATGGGGATTTAGAGTTGAAAGAATTGTAAATAAGGAAACAGCCAGCAAATGTTTGGCGACAGACCGGCTGTTCCATATGAAATATAGAAGAAACTATATTTGCTTAAATAATATCAAAAATAATTGGCTTAATCAAGTCACAGGTGATTTTGCACCTGGAATGTGAGGAGGATATTTCACTCACAAGAACCTATGTAAAACCGAATATTGGAAATTGAGGTTTGAGATATCTGCAAACCTACATAGGTACAAAACATACAATCACGCAACAGCGTGTTAGCAAATATAAAAAAGAAAAGGAGAATTAAAATGGCAGGAAAAACACAGTTAGCAACAGCAGGAGAACAACAGGCGGCAATTGTAATCAACAACTCATTCATTGATGGGCTGACAAAACAGTTAGAGGAAAAAACTAAATATGGACTTTCTTTTCCGAAAGACTACAATCTCAGCAATGCACTCATGGGGGCATATCTGATTCTGAAAGAAACAAAAGACAGAAATAATAAGCCGATTCTGGAATCTTGTAGCCAGATCAGCATTGCAAACAGCCTTATGAACATGGCGACACTTGGTCTTTCAGTGCAGAAAAAGCAAGGATATTTTATTTCTTACGGAAATCAGTGTCAGTTCCAGAGGTCTTACTTCGGAAACATTACAATAGCCAGAAGATACGGAATGAAAGATATCCACGCCGAGGTCATCTACGATGGTGATGAGTTCAAATACCACATTGAAGATGGAAACAAGGTACTTGATTCCCACGAACAGGACTTTATGGATATTGATAATGATAAAATTCTTGGCGCATATGCGGTAGTTCAGATGGAAGATGGAACAAAACACCTGGAAGTTATGAATATGAAGCAGATCAAACAATCTTGGTTACAGGGATATGGGTACAAAGAAAACGGCAATGGAACACACCAGAAGTTTACCGATCAAATGGCAAAGAAAACAGTTATCAATCGTGCATTAAAGCAGATCATCAACAGCCACGGTGATGTTTTTGTACAGGAAGCTGACGAAAACACAGAGAATATTCCAAAACAGGATATTATTGAACAGGACGTTGCTTATGAAATTAGTGAGAACGCAAACACAGAAGAATTCATTCCACAGCCAGAAGCAATCGAAGAAAAGCCAAAGCAGCCAACCGTAGCCGAAACCGTAAAAACAGCAGAGAAAGAACCAGTTCCGGCAGCAGGTAAAGAGCCAGAAATTCCAGATTTTATGAAACAGGAGGAAATGTGATATGAGCAATAAAGAAATTTTACAGAAAGCAAAGGAACTAGTTGAACTTTTGGAAAAGCAGGAAGAAACTGGAAAGATTGAGTTGTCAACGCTGAAACGAGGAGAAGTATTTCAGACCACGGGTAAACGCAAATACAAGGTTCTGGAACAGTATGGAGATACAACGAAAATTATTTCACTTGATCTGGTGAAAGAAAATGCAAAATTCGGAGACAACACGGATTATAACAAATCAAATGTAAAGAAGTTGTGCGACACAGAAATCTTAAAGGATTTTGAAGAAGAGTTTGGTGCTGAAAACATCGAAGAGCATACGGCAGATATTATTACCGTGGATGGGCAGAAAGTCGGAAGTGTAAAATGTAAAATTCGACCTATTACCTTTGATGAAGTGCGCAAATATACAGATATCATGCCGAATCAATACTTAGATGATTGGTATTGGGCATTATCACCATGGTCAACGGAAGAACGTGGATGGACAAACAGGATGTCCGTTGTTTCGCCTGCCGGCAATATCGGCAGCAGTATCTACGACTACAGTAACGGTGTTCGCCCAGTTTGTATCTTAAAATCTAATATCTTTGTATCTAAGGTGGAGGAATGATTATGAAGAAAAATCTGAAATATTTTGAGGATGAATTATCCAGATTAAGTAAAGAGTTAGCGGAATTCAAGAAAAAGCACATCGGAAAGCCGGAAATCGGAAAAGCTATTGAACTTGCAGGTATGGAATGGCTGATTCTGGATAAAACAGAAAAAGGATATTTTGCCATTTTGAATGGATTTGACGGAAAAGAAAGAACATTTGATTCAGATTCAAATAACTGGATTTCGAGTAAGCCGAGAAATGAGTTAAATACTCGTTTTCTTAAAAAAATTACGGACGAGTTTGGAAAAGATGCAGTTATTGAGTTTGATCGAGATTTGCTTTCTTTGGACGGACAGACAGAATACGGATATTGTAAAGATAAGATTTCGATTTTGACGGTGGATGAATACCGAAAATACAGAAAATTCCTTCCAAATATGGATGGATGGTGGTGGCTGCTTACTCCATGGAGTACACCAGCAAATGATTGTAACACAACAAATGCCGTTGTTTCGCCTGCCGGCTTTATCTACAACGTTAACTGCAACAACAGTAACGGTGTTCGCCCAGTTTGTATCTTTTCTTCTTCAATCTTTGAATCAGAGAATGATAAATGATGACAAATGAAGATTTAAGAGTTATCACAAAAGCGAAGCAATTAGCCAAGCATACGTTAATTATGACTAATCTTAAGCGGACAAGAACCTTCTAAAAAATCCAAAAAGTCATTGGAGGATTTAAGAATTTCCTTACACGCCGCACAAATTACATATTGAAAGCGAGGTGATGAAAATGTTCATGCGAGTGGTAAACACAGGAAGTCAACACGGAAACTGCTATGTTTTGAAATCGAACATCGGAGAAATGCTTCTTCTGGACTGCGGATGCAAATACAAAGACATTCTGAAAGCTATTGATTACAGAACAAGTGATGTTTCTGGCGTGCTTCTTACCCATGAACACGGTTGAGTGATCACCGTGAATCATTTAAAAATCTAATGAATTTAGGTATTCAGATTTACACCAATGATGAAACTGTAGAACATCTGCAAATCATCACTGGTGAGCTAATGAAAGGCGTTCCAGAAAAAAGACCGTTTCGGGTTGGCTCGTTCACTGTAATACCGTTCTATTTGCCGCATACCACAAGAGATAAGGACACAGGACAACTTATTCCTTGCTTCAATTTTGGGTATATTGTAGAGCATGAAGAAATGGGAAAGTTGTTGTACATGACTGACTATGAATACTGCAAGTACAATTTCAAGGCAATGCGACTGAACCACTTAGTTATTGAGTGCAACTACTGTAAAGAATTGGTTGACAAAACAGCTGAAAATTACACGCACAGGCTTAAAGGGCATTGTTCCCTAGATACTTGCAAAAGCTTAGTAAATACGAATCATACGGCAGCATTACGGACGGTAACATTGGTGCATTTGAGTAATGAAGCAGCTGACCCGGAACAGATTTTGAATGAAATAAAAGAAGCGGTGGTTTGGGATGATGCGCTGGTGCAGATTGCCAGACCTGGACTTGAAGTTAACTTGGACTTATGTCCGTTTTGAAAGGAGAAGCTATAACATGGGAAATATGATGAGTTTAAATATCAGTGACGATGTAATAAAAGCAGCAATACAAGAAGAAGTTCACGCCGGAATCGTAAAGGCATTAGGCGACCCATCCGTTATTGTACGTGATGCGATAAAAACAATGACGAATAGGTATGTTAATAAAGAAGGAAAATTTTGCGATAAAGGGAGTTGGAGCGCAAAACCATATTTTGACTGGCTTGCAGAAGATATTGTAAAAACCACAGTAAAGGAAGAAATTGAAAAATATGTAAACGAAAACCGTGAGGAATTTGCAGAAGAGATAAGAAAACAGCTAAAGGGTGCAGATTTCAGAAAGAATATTGTTGCTTCTTTTTTACAGGCTATTGTTAAGTGTACAGAATCTGAATGGAAAATGCCAGTAGAAATTTCGTTTAATAGATTAAAGGAGAATGATTATTAATGAAAATCTTCTTAAAAACACTTGAAAAACTGAAAAAGTTAGAACCTTCTGAACAGGAATGCAAGTACGACAAAGGATGGAATGATGCAATCAAGAAAGTTGAAGAACTGATTTGTTCCTACAGCTCTGCGGATATGTGGTTTCCAACAGATTTAATTTTGCCACCGGAACCAAACAAGGAAGAAAACCCGGGAGACTGGAAAGAATATGCAGTTACAATTAAGGGAGCTATTTCCCCAACAAGTCTTACATATTTAGGGGACGGTAAATGGGGAAGCGTAGAAGCATATGGTTTTGCGTATTACCCAGTCATTGCATGGCAACCAATGCCACAGCTTACAAACCAGAGAGGTAATAACATTGGAAATAACAATCGGAATTTGTGCAGAGGAAATCAAAGAAATCCTTGTTGAGCATATTAAAACAAAAGGATTCAACGTAACGGAAGATGATATTTCCTTTGTTATCGGGAAAGAAGAAACTGTAACAGGAAATACAAAGAAAATCAAACACGCACTTATCAGATGCGACATTCAGATTGAGAGGTGATAAATTGTGAATATTGTTATTCTTTCTGGAAGATTAACTGCTGATCCAGATATCAGAATGGGAACGAATGACACCAAAATCGCAAGATATATTTTGGCTGTCGAGAGAAGAGTAAAAAAGAACACGGAAAGAAAATCTGACTTTATTGCTTGCGTATGCCTTGGTAAAAATGCAGAATTCGCAGAGAAATATCTTAAAAAAGGCACGAAAGTAAATGTGCGTGGAGAATGGCAGACTGGAAACTATACGAATAAAAGCGGCGAAAAAGTCTACTCAAATGATTGCCTTATTGCAGAACATGAATTTGCAGAAAGAAAAAGCCAGTCACCACAGGCACAGGAACAAGATACACGACCAGTACCGCCGCCAGAACCTAGTTTCATGGATGTGCCAGATTTAGGCGGTATGGAAGATGAATTTCCGTTTAGTTAGGAGATGAAATGAAAGATTTAATTATAGATTGCTTTGCCGGAGGCGGTGGCGCATCTGTAGGCATTGAAATGGCTCTTGGCAGACCTGTTGATATAGCAATAAACCATGATCCAGATGCAATACTAATGCATAAGACTAATCATCCCGGAACACTGCATCTGACCGAAGATATTTTCAAAGTAGACTTGCAGAAATATGTCGGAAACCAGCACGTAGCGTTGATGTGGGCTTCGCCAGACTGCACAAGCCATTCAAAAGCAAAAGGCGGTCAGCCGAGAAAGCAGGGACTTCGCATTCTTCCGTGGGCTGTATATAAGCACGCAAAGGCGATTCTCCCAGATGTAATCATTATGGAGAACGTAGAAGAAATACAACAATGGGGTCCGCTTGACGATAAAGGGCATCCAATCAAGGAAAGAATTGGCGAGGATTACCGCAAATTTATTTCTGCAATGGAAAATATCGGCTATGAATTTGATAGTCGAGAACTGGTAGCTGCGGATTACGGAGCGCCAACGACTAGAAAAAGATGGTATGCAGTATTCCGTAGAGATGGAAAGCAGATAATATGGCCAAGCCCTACACACAATCGTTTCGGCACTAGCGGTCTAAAACAATATGAACAGTGTGGTGATTATATTGACTGGTCAGATTTAGGCAAAAGTATATTTGACCGTTCAAAGCCACTGGCAGAAGCAACACAGAAACGTATCGCAAATGGAATCAAGAAATATATCGTTGATAATCCAGAACCGTACATTGTAAAGAATAAAGATGCACTGGCGTTTATCATTCAGTATCATGGAGAAACTAGAGAAGGTGATTCCAGAGGGCAATTACTGACAGAGCCGATTAAAACCATTGATACATCAAACAGATATGGACTTGTGACAGCTTTTATCACGAAATATTACAAGACCGGAATCGGTCAAGGATGCGATGAGCCACTGCATACAATAACCACATCACCAGGGCACTTTGGTATGATATCCGCTTTTCTGGTTAAATATTACGGAACAGGATGCGGACAGGAATTGAATGAACCACTTGGAACCATTACCACGAAAGATAGATTTGGACTTGTAAATGTTTTGGTTGATATCCATGGAGAAAAATACATCATATCAGATATTTTCCTAAGAATGTTAAAGCCAGAAGAATTAAAGGTGATGCAGGGATTTCCGAAAGATTACATTATTGATCGAGACTACAAGTGGAGAAATTAACCTATTGCAAAACAGGTAGCAAGAATTGGAAATAGTGTTGTTCCGGTTATGGCAGAAGCACTTGTGAAAGCAAATTGTCCATATCTGAAAATCGGAGAACGTAAGGCTTCACCGATGATTTATACGCAGAATAATGGACAAGTAGCATTTGGATAGAAAGGAATGAAGCAAGTTGGATTATAAAAAACTTAGACAGGCAAAAGCCATTGAAGCAACGAACCGAAAAAGGCTTCTGAAAATCAATCCGAAGCTTGATGATGGGAGCGGAATATATTTTCTAACCAGAACTGATGAAAACGAAATCCCATACTTTTATATAGGCCAGGCAGTACATATAATTCAGAGGATGTGCTCACACCTTACTGGGTATCAGCACATTGATTTATCAATAAAGAAAAGAGGATTTTACAGTGAAGAAAATCCTTTTGGGTGGAAAATAAATTTTATCCATTATCCAGTAGAACAGCTTGATAATATGGAACAGTATTGGATATTGGAATACACAAAAAAAGGGTACCAATGCCGATACAATAAAACATCTGGAAGCCAAGGAGAAGGAAAAGAAAAAATCAATGAATTTCGCCCAGCAAAAGGTTATAGAGATGGACTTCAACAAGGCAAGAAAACACTTGCAAGAGAGTTAAAACACATCATTGATACTCACTTAAATGTATCAATCAGACCAGAAAAAGCAAATAACAAAGTATCTATTAAGGCGTTGGAAAAATTCAACGAATTACTCAATGAAGAAAACTATCACTGATTCTAACACACCAGTAGTTCTACTGGCTAAATTCCAAAGATAAAAAATAAAAAAAATGAAAGGAGCTTGCCTTCAGCTGACGTAAGGGTGCACCGGGCTTCTTTTGAAAATGAAATTAAAGTGTGAAATATATCGTGATTCTATGCAGAATTATAAAAAATACGCAATTCCAAGAGCGCAACTCGTAATTGCTGATGTTCCATACAATGTAGGATGTAATTTCTACGGAAGTAGATGTGATTGGTATATTAATGGAGATAACAAGAACGGTGAAAGCAAATTAGCCGGGAAAGCAGCATTTAACTCTGATTTCAATTTCAATCTGTATGAATACTTCCATTTTTGTTCAAAAATGTTGAAGAAAGAACCGAAAAAGGCAGGAGCAAGAGGAAGAAGTTCAGATGCACCATGTATGATAGTGTTTTGTTCATTTGAACAAATTCAAACTCTGATCAATGCAGCTGCGAAACATGGCTTTGTTCACTATATACCGCTTGTGTTTATCAAAAACTACAGTCCACAGGTGCTTAAAGCAAATATGCGTGTGGTAGGTGCTACAGAATATGCTCTTGTATTCTACAGAGATAAACTTCCAAAATTCAGAAATGGAGCGCAGACGGACGAAAACGGAAAGACTATTCGTGGAACTGGGAAAATGGTATTTAATTGGTTTCAATGGGAGAAGGACGGAAAAGATATTCCGAAAATTCATCCTGCGCAGAAACCAGTAGCAGTTCTGAAAAGATTAATTGAAATATTTACTGATCCTGGGGATGTAGTGATTGACCCTTGCTGTGGAAGTGGCAGCACATTGAGAGCCGCCATGGAACTTGGCAGAAGTGCATACGGATTTGAAATTGACAGAAATTTTTATAACAGAGCAAAAAGCGAAATGCTTGTTTTTGAAAAAGATAGTCAAATGAGCATAGGAGATTTTATATAAGGAGCGTGATTGAATGTCAGAAAACACAAACGAATGTGTAATTGAGTGGATTCCCGGAAGAGATTATGTGGGGATTACCGCTAAGAACGGAAGTTCCTGGAAGAACAGATGTGAGGAATTAGAAAAGGAATTTCCAGACGATGTGAAAATTATTGCCAGAAATAATGATGGATCTATTTTCGCCCACTTGCCATATTCCTACATTAAAATCAATCCACCAAGAAAATATTCTGATGAAGCGAAAAAGAAAGCTGCGGAAAGATTAAATAAAATGCGTGCAGAAAAAAGCAATACTGCGGAAGAAAATCCGTTTTGCCTATGAATTATCGTCAGAGAAAATATAATGAGGGACAATCTGCCAGAAACGATATTTACAGATTTCTTGTCAAGTATTTTGAGAAACACGGATACATGCCTTCTTATGAAGAAATCATGGATGGAACAGACCTCACAAAGTGTACCGTACAGAGACATATGCGGCAATTGGAGATGGATTCTCTGATTGCCACAGAACATCCGGGAATATCAAGAGCATACCGTTTGACGGAATACAGATACGAAAGGAAGAAACATTGGAAGCAAATTAAAGATGAAAGCACCAAAGAAAAATAGGGTGTTGGAATGCGATAATCAAATGTCACAGGCATTCGGAAGAGCGATGAAGCAATCGTACAAGGAACTACAGGAAATGCGAGATCAAGCCTACAACGACGGCTTTGATACTGGCGATAATTGGGCGACTGTAGTCAATACTGTAACAATTATGATGGCTTTGAACAAGAAACATAAGTTATCAACAGACAGGCTTCTGGATGTAGTTCATCTTGCTAACGAGTATGTGAGGATGGCAAATAACGGAGAGAGAAGCTTTATGAGCATGATGGAGGAAATCGAAGAGAAGACGAAAATTAGATTTCCAGAAGAAACTAAAGAATTGGTCAGAAGATTTGGAGTGTAAATAAATGGTTAAAGGAGGATAAATAATGAGTGAAATTAAATTCAGTGACGGAATGCCAGAAAGAGCAAGACGTTCCGACACAAGCATTTATCCAGAGGAATTGTTGGATAAAAAATGTGGTGGCTGTGTAAGATGCCAGCCAAGAAAAAGGAATGGCGAAACAGGCTATCATTGCATAACACAGCCGTACACCAAAGACATTTCGCCAGAAGATAAAGCTTGTGTTATTTACTGGGACAAAGAAGAGGAAGAGAAGTACAAAGCGTTAATGGCACAGGACGAAGAAAACCGCAGGAAAGAACTCTGGAATATCTATTCAAAGCGAGAACCGATCAAGCTTCCAATCGTAAATGATGGTTACGGAATGATTCCGAAATGTCCTATTTGTGGAGAAATGCCATATAGCACTGAACAGTGTCACTGGTGCGGTCAGAGGTTTATTCAAGATAAAGAAGTACAAGGATACGAAAAGCCGCTGACGAAAGAGGTAACGTGTTTTTCATGCGGTAGAAAGGTAATTGCGAACGTTAGCAAATATAACGGACACATTAGTTATCATTGCCAATGCGGAACGAGTTTTATCGAATAATGAGGACGCAAAATGAAATTATATTTCTACATTTTGGACAGCGACAGAGAATACAATCCAGAAACCAAAACATTAGGAGACTACGTTTTCAAGATCAGAGTTGAGGAGTGCGAGGTGATTGAGAAGCCAAAAACCTACAAAGCAGCAACTCGATTTCCAGACGGAATCTACATTGGGTATGTGAAAAAAGAAGATATTGGAAAAATTTCTGATTATTCAACGCCGTACATTGTGTTAACAGTACCGAATTATCAGTTTGTAAAAGATAAATTTTTAGAAAAATATAACGTTGAAATCAGCAGACTCAAAAAGGTAATTGCTATGTACGAGAACAGAATAGCTGCGATTGAGGATTACAAGGAGGACGCAAAATGTTAATCAGAAGTCAGGATAAAACAGCGCTGGTAAAGTTTGAAAACATTTTAATAAATCTAAAACTCCCAGATTCGTTGAATGTTATATGTTGGAGTTTGCAGGATGCACAGAGAAGTGGAGGATATTTTATTTTAGGAGAATATTCCACCAAAGCAAAAGCCATGAAGGTACTGGATATGATCCAGGAAGCCTATGGAGATTCGGAATACACAAAATATGTAATTCCAGAAGTATGTAGGATATTAAGTATGAAGCAAAAAACGGAAGAAAACAAAGCACATGCAGGAGAGCTTGGAGAAATGCTCAAAAAAGGAATGACGTTCCAGATGCCAGAGGATAGCGAGGTGGAAGCATGAAATATAAGTGCGTAAAGGCGTTCATGTTAGATAGCTATGACGATGATGGGTTTTACGTTGACGGATACATGGAAATTGAGGTTGGCGAAGTTTACGAAGTAGGAAATGAAAAAATTATTGATGGAGAAATCCATCTTGACGGAGTAAATGTTAACAGATGGATTGAGATATCACAAGAAATACTAAATGAGCATTTTGAAGAGGTGGTTGTATGAGCAGAGTACGAACCAGATTAGAACAATACAAAGCTGAGATAGAAAAGAAATCACAGTATAAGCATGGGCTTCCAGGGAGTGCGCTGGATATCGTGAATACTCTTCTGGTGGATGCGGAAGAAGATAGAAAAGAAAATAAGCAATGGATTCGTCGGCTTCGAGGAAGTATAAATGGAATTAGAGATATTATATGCAATACTGATGAGATAAAAACTGCAACATACAGGGTTCAGGAATACATGAGAAATCATGGGAGCGATAAAGAATTTATTCAAAACATTAATAACGATTTTGTTCTTGGATTTATGATTTCTCAAAGAATGATGCATGATGATTTCCAGGTTGTATGGGAAGAATATTTGGAATCAAGCGAGAGGTGGAAGCATGAGCCATATTAAAGACAGATTAATTCAATTGAAGAATGAGGTGGAAAACACAGGGAACGGAGCTTATTTCTCGAAAAATAATATCTCAAAAATTGTAGAATTACTTCTTACTGATCTGGAACAGGACGAGAAAGAAAATGGTTGGATTCCGGTAAAATATCATCAGATATCAGAAAAAGAACGTGAAGAAGAATCCATTTCAAGAGACATTATATGCTTGCATTTCAAGAGATATTATATGCTTGACTACAAAATGCCAGATGATGGACAAGAAATATTGGTTACTAATGGAGAAACAACATGGCAAGATACAAGCTTTATTGATTGTGACGGATATTATCTTGATAGCGGTTATGATTGGATTGAGATTACGGCATGGCAGCCGCTTCCGAAACCATACAAGGAGGATTAAACATGGAAATGTCAATTTTCAAAAAGGATGACAAAACTTATACCAGATTCAAGGTAAGACTAAAAGAGTTTAAATATTGGCAGGCTTTGCTTGAGGTAAAATATTGCATTGATACATCAGAGCCGGTCAAGAAAAACAGCAGATACATTTATTTTGAAAAGGAAGGCGACTGGATTAATGGGAAGATGTAAATTATACTGTCCGGACGGCGAAACAGAGTGCTGCATCTGCTGTACTAAACAGGATTCCTGCCAGTGCAGATGTGATGATATGGACGGTTATGAATATGCGGAGGAGTGCGAAGATTATGAGGTTGATTGAAGGTAAAGCATTTTACAATAAAAGCTGGTACGGAAGCTATAAAAGTATGATTGAACGTTGCTATAGAAAGAAAGCACATAATTATCCGTTTTATGGCGGGAGAGGTATTGTTGTCTGCGAAGACTGGAAAGATATCGAAAAATTTGAAAATTGGGTTAACATAAGCGGATACAAAAAAGGGCTTTCGTTAGACCGAATAGACGTAAATGGAAATTATGAACCAGATAATTGTAGATGGGCTACGCCAGAAGAACAAGCAAATAACAGAAGGAATACTCTGTATGTTGAAATTAATGGAGAAACCCACACAATATCCGAATGGTCTAAAATTACTAGCATAAAAAGGAGCACTATTAATAATAGATATTGTCGTGGCGACAGAGGTATAGATTTGATAAGGAAGGTAAGGAGAAAACATGGCTAGATTAATAGATGCAGACAAAATAATTGACTCTCTTGGAAATTCGGATATGGATTTTGCAATAGGTGCAGTTATTGACAAACAGCCGACAGCTTTTGATGTGGACAAGGTTGTGGAGCAGTTGGAGAAGCTGGCGGATGAAGCAAATGACAAAATTCTGGAATCTGGTGGACTACAGCTATACTACGATGGGTATGAGGATGCCATGCGAACGGCAGTTGAAATTGTGAAAGGCGGTGGAGTTGAATGAGAGAAATTCTTTTTAAAGCAAAGCGGATTAATAACGGTGAATGGGTTGAGGGGTGTTTAGTGATAGATCATTCACGGCCAGACTTATTTGAATATCGAATACAACCAGTTGAATCAGGCGTTTTGTACGCACCACCTATTAATCCAGAAACGCTCTGCCAGTTCACGGGACTTTGCGACAAGAACGGAAATAAGATTTGGGAAAATGATATTGTGACATGTCAGACAAAATACGGTGGTGATATTGGAAAAATAGTATTCCATAATGGTAAATTCTGCGTCCTGTGGAATAGTACATATCATTATTCTCGGAATGGTAAATGTGAAAACTATTATGACATCAACACAAAAAACTCAGTCAAGGGAAACGTATTTGACAATCCAGAATTATTACAAGGAAGTGTAAAATGAGAGAGTTTATACATGGCGACTGTATGAAATATTTACCAGAATTTCCGGACAACTACTTTGATATTGCCATAGTAGACCCTCCATATGGAATAAAAGAGCATGGAGGAAAGAACCGAGGTAAATATGTAAAGCAGAAGAATGGAAGTTCCATTTATGTTCCTGATGGCGGCTATAAGAATTATGGTTGGGATAATAAACCGCCAGATCGAGAGTATTTTAAACAGCTGTTCAGAGTATCAAAGAATCAGATTATCTGGGGATGTAATTACTTTGACTACCCAATGGCAGGTGGCTTGATAATCTGGGATAAATGCAATGATGGTTCAGATCAATCAGACGCAGAAGTCGCTTACTGCAGCCTTACAAGAAGGGTTGACATTTTTCGCTATATGTGGAGAGGAATGTTTCAAGGAAAATCAATTACTGAAGGAACTATTCAACAAGGAAATAAGAAATTAAATGAAAAGAGAATTCATCCAACGCAGAAGCCGGTAAATCTATACAGGTGGATTTGCCAGAAATATCTGCAGAAAGGAATGATGGTGCTTGATACGCATACAGGAAGTGCCAGCTCTCTAATTGCTTATGAAGAATATGGGATCGAATATATAGGCTTTGAAATTAATGAAGAATATTACCTCAACGCAAAGAAGCGGTTGAATGAGTTCAGATCACAATTAACATTATTTGATTTAGGAATGGAGGTGCCGGAATGAGCAAATCAGTATTAGTGATAGATACGCCGAAAAATTGCTATGACTGCCCGTTCGGAACTGAATATTGTGGAAATCTTGAATACGATGGGTTGTGTGAATTAGCTGACTGTTTAGATTATGATGCAATTCTGATGACAGAAGAACATTATGATTGCGAAAGCAAATCAAGACCTGATTGGTGTCCACTTATGGATTTGCCAGAGAAAGACAATGGAGACTATCCGGCTAATACATTTGATGCGGGATTCGCAGAAGGGTGGAATCAGTGTATTGATGAAATTACAGGAGAGGTGAAGTAAATGGCAAGGAATAGGTATCCAGGAACTTGTTATTGTTGCGGTGAAAAAGTCCCAACAGGTTATGGACATTTCGAAAGATATAAAGGTGGTTGGAGAATCAAATGTGTAAAATGCGCAAGTGGTAGAGTTGTCAGAGATTCTGATAAAGAGGTAAAGCGAGCAATAAGATTAAGGGAGGAAAAATATGATTAATTTAACAGGAAAAAACGTGTTCGTAAAGACACAGGAAGAATATTTGAGTGTTCTGAAAATAGCAAGGTTTCAGGGATTCAAATGGGCGAGAGAAAACCATTTAAACCATATCGAAATTCCATTTCCAAACATATTGATTTTTTACGATAATAAGACCGTTACTTACAGCTTTGAAAAGACATTGCTTGAAGCATCCAAAATCGTCGAAGATGAAAAAAAAATCAAGGATGCAGTAAAACTTGTCAGAACGTTCGCTAAATACCCAGATAGAACAACTTTGACGGACTCATTTATTAAGTCCTTGAAGCTACTTGCAGATACCGTAGAAAGTCAGATGGAAGAGGTGAAGTAGATGGAGAGATTGACAAAAAGAGAAATTAGCGGAATCACGTACAACAATAGTCCCGGATTCATATGCAGTTGCTATTGCGATAATTGTTCAAAAGGAACAGGAGATTGTGACAGATTAAAAGCTATGGTTAATCGTCTTGCAAAATTTGAAGACTTAGAAGAACAGGGCCTTCTTGTGAGATTGCCGTGTAAGGTTGGGGATATATTATTCCGAATTAACAAGGGCGCAAGAAACCCAATTATCAAGATGAAAGTATCTCAGATTACTATGATAAGCAAATTATATAACATAAAGGCAATCCAAGAAGATTATGGAGAAGTATTTTTCTCAGATGATGTTATTGGGATAAAAGTATTTACTACCAGCGAAGAAGCTGAGAAGAAGTTGGAGGAGCTGGGAAATGACAAGACCTGAGATTACGGCAAAATTATCAGCCATGGTTGAAAAGAAAATTAATCCGCATAATGATCCACGTATTTATTGGGCACGAGAAGTTACATTTGATTACTATACAGATCATGCAATCAGAGTGGACTACATGAAATTTGTTCCAGCAAATAATAGCGTTTCTGGAATAGAAAAAGCGGATTGCTACTGCTATGAAATTAAGTCGTCTGTTGAAGATTTCAAATCTGGACACGGGTTAAATTTCATTGGCGATTTCAACTATTTAGTTATGCCGCAAGATGTATATGCAAAAATATCTCTGGAAATTCCGTATTCTGTAGGGGTTTACATACCAGACGGAAGTGAGCTTTCATGCATCAAGAGAGCAGTGAGGAGATACAGAACAAGACCTGTATCTGAAATTCTTCTGATGATGTTCCGGTCAGCAAATAGAGATTATAGAAAAACTGCAAGGAAATTGGAGGAGATGAAGAATGTACAGTCATCAATGGATTAAATATCACTCTCGCAGAAGAGGGCATATATACAGATGTGTAATTTGTGGAAAACTTTTTGGATAGGAGATGAAGGAAAATGGATAAACCTGTTCTGGACGCTACATGTGGTTCAAGAATGATTTGGTTCAACAAAAATAATGAATTTGCTGTTTTCGTTGATAAACGCGAACTGGATGACGAAGCAATATGGACAAGCGGAGATGGAAAAGTAACAAGGTATTGCAACATCCATCCAGATATTATAGCAGACTTCACATGCCTCCCGTTTGAAGATAATACATTTTGCCATGTTGTGTTTGACCCACCACATCTTATCCAAGGAGGAGACAATGCCTGGATGGTAAAGAAGTACGGAAAACTCAACAAAGATACATGGAAACAAGTGTTACATGATGGTTTTTCGGAGTGTATGCGTGTGCTTAAACCTTACGGCACATTGATTTTTAAGTGGAATGAGACACAGATTTCTGTAAAGGACGTTATTGCAGCCATTGGGGCACGACCCTTGTACGGCAATAGATCTGGCAAACAGGGGAAAACACATTGGATGGCATTTATTAAGGTGGAGGGGAATAATGGATAATTTAGAAAATGTTTCTATAGAAAGCGAAAGAGAAGCAAAAATTGAAAAAGAAAAAGTAACTGAATTGGATCTGGTTTTTGAGGTTATGGGTGAGAAACCATATTATCAAATAAAATATAAGAAGGTTGGAGATAACTTTTACCATACGGGATATGGTTCATACAATTTTGAAGTTGTCCTGGAATATAGAGATAAATATTTCGAATTGGTAAAAGAAGAGAAATCCAGCACAAAAGAGAGATACATTATTGATAAGTACACTATTGCGAGAAGCATTCTGTATTATGGGGAAGAAAAACAGAGTACCGTCTGCATGGAAGAATGTGCCGAGCTTATCCAGGCAATCAGTAAGGCAAAGCGTGGAAAAATCAACCGTGATAACATGATAGAAGAAATTGCAGATGTGCTTATCTGTATCGAAATGCTAAAGCAAATGTACATGATTTCAGAAGAAAAAATTAATAAGTGGATTGAAAAGAAACAGGCGAGAGAAGCAGAAAGGATGAAGAAGAATGAATAAGAAAGAAATCGCAGAGATCAAGAAACAGTTTACACCAGCAAATTGTTCCATTACACGTATTTGTGGTTGTTATGTAGACGCAGAAAAGAACAAGAAAACCAAAATTAAAGAAGCTTTCCTTTCCCTTCCAGAGGAAGAAATGTTTAAGTATTTTGACATTTTCAAGAAAACCATGTCTGGCAGACTTGGGAAAAACCTTATGAACCTTGATTTTCCATTAGCACAGGAAAAAGAGGGTGGAACGCAGGAATTTCTTATGCGGATCAGAGCAAGTAAGCTTAAAGATGATGAGCTTTTGGACGAGTTCTATGACAAAGTAATTGAAAATTACGATTATCACAAAAATTACTACATAGTTCTCATTCATGCAGTATATGACATTCCTGGAAAGGCTTCTGATGGAACCGAAATGCACGATGCATCAGAAGAAATTTATGAACACATTCTGTGCAGCATTTGTCCAGTAAATCTTTCAAAGGCTGGACTTAGCTATGATGTGGCTGAAAATAACATCAAAGACAGAATTCGTGATTGGGTAGTCTCAAGACCAGAAACAGGATTCTTATTCCCTGTATTCAATGACAGAAGCACTGATATTCATGGAACATTGTATTTCAACAAAAACATAAAGAATATTCATCCAGACTTCATCGAAAATGTTCTTGGCACGCCAATTCCACGTATACCCGGCAATGAGATCAATGTCTTTTCAGATTTTATCATGGACAATTTCGAAGGAAATAAAACATTCAATTTCACGGAAAGCCTGGTTGAATCATTACAGGAAGTAAGAGAACAGAAGAAAGACAGCCCGGAGATGATAACTGTATCATGTGATGAAATGGAACAGATTTTTGAATATTGCGGAATTCCAGGAGAAAAGTTATCGGATTTCAAAGAAAACTGGGAAATGTATTTCAGTAATGAGCCTGTTGCTCTTGATAATATCCATAATTCAAAAACTGCAAAAATTGTGACACCAGATGCAACAATCTGCATCCAGCCGGATAAAATTGCTCTGATTGAATTAAAAGAAATAAACGGTGTTCCATCTCTTGTAATTCCGGTAAATGGAGAGCTGAAAATCAACGGAATTGAAGTTGAATTAAGATAAAAACTTTTGAAAAAGCTAGGAATTGGAGGAGGCAATTACATTAATGACTAAAGTAAGCTGGATTAAAATTGAGATTGAAATGTTTAGCAACCGAAAAATTAAGCAAATAAGGAAAATGCCAGAGGGAAACAATATTGTTCTTATTTGGGTAATGCTTTTGACAATGGCTGGCAGATGCAATTCAAACGGAATTATTTTCCTCACTGAAAATATTCCATACACAACAAAAATGCTTGCAGATGAATTGGATTTTGAGGAAAGCATTATTCAATTAGCATTAACAGTTCTGGAAAAGTTCGGTATGATTACCAGAGATTCTGAATTACTTTCTATTCCCGGCTGGGAAGAACATCAAAGTGCAGACGAGTTGGAGAAAATACGAGATCAAAACAGAAAAAGGGTTGCAGAATATCGTGAACGTCAAAAAAATAAGGCCGCATTGCTTTGCAAGAAAGATGATGTAACGTTACAGAAACGTTACAGTAACATTACTGTAACGGAACAGAATAAGAATAAAGATAAAGATTTAGAATTAGATTTAGATATAGAATTAGATAAAGATAAAGAAAAAGATATAAATGATTTAATAGTATCTAAAGATACTATTCGTCAGACTGACGTCCAACGAATCATTAATGAATGGAATACTCTGGAAGAATTCGGTATTACTCCTGTAAAAAGAATGACACCAAAACGAGAACAGGCAGTGAAAGCTAGAATCCGTCAGAACTGTGTTGAAGATATTCTGGAAGCGATTGAAAATATTCGACGCAGCACATTCCTACAAGGGCAAAATAAAAATGGCTGGATGGTTACGTTTGACTGGTTCTTAAAGCCTGGAAATTTCGCAAAAGTATTTGAAGGACAATACGTAGACAAGTCTACGAATAGACCGTGCAGCTACATGGAGAAAATTCAAAACAGGGTAAGCGAGGTAGATAATTGGGTATGACAAGGGAAGAATGGGCGGTACTGGTAAAGGCAATGAAAGCTGTGTACACTTCTCCATCATTTCTGCCAGATCAGAATGCTTTTGATACATGGTATGGACTTTTGAAAGACATAGATTACAAGCTTTTAAGTTTTGGCTTGAAGAAATATATGCAGACTGAATGGAAAGAACCTACAATAGCTGCATTACGGCAATGCGCGCAGAGCCTTCAGCCACAAAAAGAAGAGCTGAATGAAACGGAAGCATGGGAAAAGGTATGCAAGGCCATTCAAAATTCTACATATAATGCAGAAACAGAGTTTGATAAACTCCCAAAAATCATCCAGAAAGCAGTATCAAGCCCGGCACAGCTTAGAGAATGGGCGGTATCTGAAAATGTGGATGGTACATGGTGGAGTGTAGTTCAGTCCAACTTTCAAAGGACTTACCGGGCAGAAGTACAGAGAGAACAAGAACGAAGAAAACTAAGCCCAGACCTTTTAAAAATTATAGATTCTGCCAGATTGGGAGGTGTGGAAAAATGCCAGATAGAAAACCATGGAGAGAATTAAAAAGCACTGAAATTATAGGCCTAAAGCGGAGACAATGCTCGAAATGCGACTATTACAGCAAGAGTGAAAATGCATGGAGTACAAATGCAACCTGTGATTATATCTTGATTGAAGAACATAGCAGAGGATGTGATCCGAGGGATTGTGTTAAAAATGGTATCTTCAAAAAGAAAGCGAGAGGAAATTCAAGAGTAAAGCGAGTGATTCTATGAGGAAGATAAGCGAAATGTATAAGCGGTCTGGTGGTACAGCTTATCAGCATACCTGTTCAGATTGCAGATTCTTCCGCGGAGGCAAGCATCCGCAGTGTTTGCAATACGAACTGGAAATTGACTGGAAACCAGATTATATAGCTTGCAAATTTTACAATCTGGAAGAATCTCAGATTGATGGACAGGTCAATATCTTTGATTTGTTGTAAAATGTGATAATTGTGTACTTAAAATAGCGAAGAATCGCTCAAAAGAGAATAATGGTAGAAATTATAGGGCATACAAAAGATAAAGAAAAACAGCGTTTAAAACGAGATAATTATATGGAGGGACAATTAATGGAAAAAGCTATATTGTATGCCATAAACGAAAGAATGTTCTCACTTGGCCTGATAGATGAGAAAACAAGAGATAAAATTAAAGCTGAAATCAGCATTAGAAAATAACAAAAATGTATTGAGTGGATTTATATGAGGTGTTATACTTTATGTGATTCCACTCCCTGTTTATTGAGGGAGAAATGCACTATGAATATTTATTATGTCAGAGAAAAATTAAGAAGTTGCTCTATTTACGACATTGAACTAAATGTTGCTTATTATGCCAGGGTTTCAACGGAAAAACTTGAGCAGCAAGCATCCATCAAGCATCAGGAAGAACATTTTGAAGAACTGATACATTCTAACAACAGATGGAAGTTTGCAGGTTCTTACATTGATGATGGTATTTCTGGTATGCACGCAGATAAAAGAGAAGAATTTCAAAGAATGCTTAAAGATGCAAAACTTGGAAAAATTGATATGATTATCACAAAAGAAATTTCAAGATTTGCGAGAAACACTCTTGATAGCATCCAATATACCAGAGAATTGTTGTCTTATGGCGTATGCGTTTGGTTCCAAAACGATGGAATTAATACCATTGATGATGATAGTGAGTTCCGACTTACTATTATGGCCGGGGTAGCACAGGACGAAATCCGAAAACTTTCTTCAAGAGTAAAATTCGGACACGCACAGTCAATTAAAAACGGTGTCGTGCTTGGACACAGAATGTATGGATACTCAAATAATCAAGGGAAGCTCGAACTAATCCCGGAAGAAGCAGATATGGTTCGAATGATTTTTCAAGACTATGCTTCTGGAATATCTACGCCAAGAATCGAAAAGAAGCTATGGAATATGGGATACAGAAATTTCAAAGGTGGTAAAATCAACCGGGATGTTATAAAAAACATTATTCGGAATCCAAAATACAAAGGATACTATTGCGGAGGAAAAGTCAAGGTTATTGATATGTTTACCAAGAAACAAGAATTTCTTCCGCAGCCAGAATGGGTAATGTTTAAAGATGATGGTTCCAGAGTTCCACAGATCATTGATGAGAATACTTGGGAAAAAGCAAACGCATATTTAAGAGAGCGTGGAGAAGCTATAAAATCAAGAAGAACCTCTTTTAAGAATGAAAATATTTTCACTGGGAAGCTCTTCTGTGCAAATGACGGGGCGCCATACTGGATGAAGCAACATTACATTCGAGGAAAAGAAGATGTTCGATGGGTATGCAGCTACAAGATAAAAAACGGAGCCGCTTCATGCAATTCATTTGGACTGGCAGAATCAGAACTGAAAGAAGTAATCGCAGAATTAATAAATAAATCTTCTGAAAACATTGATAGCATTTTGGAGGAATATTTTGAAATTTTGCAGTCCTCGATCAAAAACATTCCAGACAATAAAAACGAAATCTCACGACTTGAAAAACAGATTGATCTGTTAAAACAAAAACGTGAAAAAATACTGGAATATAATCTGGATGGAAAAATATCTGATGATGAATTTATTTCAAGAAATAAAGAATACATGAAGCAGATAAAGCAGATTGAGAGCCATATTCTAGAAATACAAAATACCAAAAGTCCAGAGCCAGTAGAAATACAATTAAGTGCTATTAAAGAACAGTTAGAAAAGTTTAAGGGTGTTACTCCAAAAGACATTAACAGGCAGATTGTCAATGAACTTTTTGAAAAAATTACCGTGGAACCGTTGGCGGCTACATGTGCAACACTAACATTTCAATTGAGGTCTGGAAACCTTGAAAAATGGGGATTTCCTTTGCGTTGTTCTGACGATATGATTTTAACTCTACATTCAGAACAACACAAGATATTTAGTAGGAAAACTTGCATTAAGACACAAGATATGGTATTTTTCAAATATAAGTACCTTTTAGCACTATAAGAGAAAAAATGGGAGTGGAATCAATGATACATACAGCTTATGACGTAATGAAAGAGTTTTTAATCACGGATGCAGAGCTTGTTGGACAGTACGGAATCCCTAAAATTCCAAAGACTTTTATCCATCCAGGGAAAAATACTGTAGATTTTGCGGAGAGCTTTAGCCGAAAAATTAAGAACCACCGGGAACTAGACGTAAATTTCTATGTGGACGATGTACAGTTTCAAAGATTGTGGAATCAGCCAGACAAGTACATGGAGCATTTGAAATGTTTTCATGCAGTCATTATGCCAGATTTCAGCATATCGGTCGGCAAGAATGGAATGCCGTTGGCTATGTGCATGTGGAATAAATACCGCAATCATGCGTTGGCACATTATATGATCTTGAATGATATTCCAGTAATTCCAAACGTAAGCATATTACCGGAATACTGCTGGGACTGGTGCTTTGATGGACTGCCAGATGGAAGCACAGTTGCCTGTTGCACCAATGGAAGAGTAAAGAGCAAGGCAGCACGGTTGGAATTTTGCGTTGGTTTCAAGGAGATGGAACGGAGATTGAAACCGCTTCGAGTTATCATTATTGGAAGAATCCCGGAAGAACTGGAAACAGACACAGAAATTATAAACTTTGAAACCAGGAATCAGAAGATTAATAAGGAGGGCGTGAATGGGAACAACGACTGACAATTACCAGAGAAAGAAAAAACTTTCAAAGTCCCAAACGAAGAGGACGGAACGTTTAGAGAAATCATCTCACAGAAGATATGGAACACGGAAGAAAGAAGGATTAAATAAATTGTGAATTTTGAATCATTCAGCACTTTACGCTATAGAAATATTTGTGCAAAATTAAAATTTAAGTGGTAATTAGAAAATGTGAGAATTTTTCTGGTTGCCACTTTTTTTATGAATTTCCTTGATTTTCGGTTCCCAAAATGATGTTGAAATTTAGGAATCATCCAAAAGTTAGTTGCAACTATTGAAACCTTGAGCAGTTGCGACTTTTCCGCTTACAAAAGCCAACCAGGGACAGCACCGAGAGCCGATACCACGCCGAACCGATGAAGCCGGGACGCTGCCAGGAATGATTGAACGTCAACAAAGCCGACCGCCGGCCGTATCCCTGGCAGATCAGAACCAACCGCCCACAGATAATAGATCATAACATCAAATGGCATATAATGCAGTAATAAAAATACAATAATACTCTTGCAAAATAAGCCTTAAATATCTTGTAACGTATTTATCCTATATTTTATTGACTACGATTATAAAACGCCTTAAAAAGGCAAATACGGCGTTATACAAGCATATCACGATATAGTTGTATAGCCCTAATTGATATATAGCCCGGTCAACTGAGACAGATCACCGGGAAGCCCGGACAAGCTACGCACATAAGCGGACAAAATGCACCAATTTACACGGTACGCAAATAAAGCATAGCCGAACATAGCTATACAAGGCTATTATACACTCATAGCCGCAGACAGTCAATAAACCATGCAAGACGCTAAAAAGCGTTTTAAAGGCTCTCAAGCTGGTAAAAAGACAAATGCTGCATAAATACCAATTAACAGAATAAAAAACGATTTACGGATAAAATAGCTCGTTAATTGATTGACTTATTATATTAACTTTGCAAGGTGTATCTGGCAGAATGCCAAAAAACCGCTTGCACGCCGTGAACGTGCCGCCGGTCTGGAAACCGGGAAGCGGTAAAAAATCAATCAGTTATACCTAAATATTCCATAGTTTTTTATCAATCTCTTTCCCAGTAATAGTCGGGGAATAAATACTTTCTAAAAATTCTATGTAATTGTCTAGCTCATCAACAGAAAGTGTTATTAATTTATTAAATATTTTATCACTCATGTTTTTATCTTTCTTCCCTTCACCCTGGGAGCCAGGATATAAAAAGACGCGCCCTATTATTTAAAAGTCATTTTTGTAACAGCTGGAAGACTGCGGAAAAATTCCCGGCGGTCGTAATCATCTTTAATATTAAATTGTCTGTCGCTTGTGGGGATGATCTCATCCTCGATAAGCTCCATACAGGACAGTTGTAAGCAGTTCTCTTTTTTCGTTGATCTGTGCAGTGCATACCGCATTATAGACTTTTTACCATCCCGGCGCTTTACCGAGGGCATATCCCAGTAAGCTAATTTAATAACGCCGCCAGCAACAGACACAAAAATTTCTATTGCTTCTTTTCTGGCTTTTTCTTCGATTATATCAACTGTGGAAAAGTCGCCGCTTTTTATGGCGGCGATTGTCTGCGCTTGAGTAGCTTTTTTAATTGTTATCATTTTACAACCCTCCAATATTTAGAAAAAACAGGCGGGAAACCCCGCCCTTTAAAAATGAACTTGTAAAAGTGTTTTCTTGCCTTCTGAAATTTTTTCTCTTAGTGGCTTATCATCATCCTTGATAAATAACATAAAATCATTAAGCGGCAAGTGATCTAATATATAACTATATTGCTTAATATCTGGCAGAGTAGAAAAATAGTTTTCCCATTTCTGGCGCTGATCTTCTGCCGCGCTTTCAATTTTTTTCTTGCTTTCTTCTGGGATATAATCGCCCAAAACATAATATTGAACGTTTCCAGTTTCGGAAATATGGGCGATATATTTATAATCGCCGTGCTCAGTAACAGCAGAATTAAACACGGAAATTCCGTTACCGAGACAACACATAAATAATTCAAATTTTTTTGCTTTCATGTTTAAGCCTCCTTTGCTTAAAAACTGGCGGCATTAAAACCGCCAGTCGAAATTTAATTACATTTGAAACAAGAACGAATACAAGCGGCGGCTTGTGCAAGTGCCCTTGCTTGAACGTCTAACCATTCTTCACGGCTGTTTGGCTTAAGTTCTCCGTATTTTTTTCTTTTAAGCTCTGAAGGAGAGCAAAGAAGCTCTGCAATGTCACAATCATAGATGAGAGCACAGCCACCCCAGCTATATTGATTCCAGTTTTCTGCACCATTTAATAACAGTGCTTTCAATTCTTCCCAAGTTTCCGGTAGTTCGTCAATTTCTAAACCGTCCACTAAGTCTACAGCGTAATTCTTAACGCCTTTTTTCCATGCTGAATTTGCCTTTACATTCTCGATTTTCTCCATAAGTTCTTTTTTCATCATTGCTTTTTACCTTCGCCCCTGTTATAATGGGGTTGCCTTTCTTTTTAGTTTGGTGCCCGGGATTAGTTGGAAGCTTGCCCGGGCTTTTTTATTTTTGTTGTAATGTTTCTTTATGGTATTATAATAACACTATATAGTAATACTGTCAAGCACTATTATATTATTTTTTAATTGACTTTTGATACTTTTTAGTGTTATCCTGTTTCCAGGAGGTGAAAAAATGGACGGTACAAAAATCATTAAAAAATTACTTTTGGAAAAAGATATAAACACTGTAGAGCTTGCGAAGCGTTTAGGCTGCGGAACTGCTAACCTTTACAACAAGTATAAAAGAAACAACTTTTCTTTAAATGAACTTGAAGAGATTGCCGCCGCTGTTGGCTGTAATCTGGAAATAACTTTTTCCGATAAACAAGGGAACTAGAGTTTTTCAATTAATCGGATTCGGTTCCTTATGTCCTCATTGTATTGAGTGGTTCGGGCGGTTCCGGTTGTTTGTTTCTTTTGTTCCTTTGTTGATATTATAATACCACATATAATGCACTTATACAATATGGAATAATAACTAAATAATGCACTTATATAGTGGCACTTAATTGTGCATTGTGTATAATGCACTTATATTATTGACAATATAATGCACTTATGATATTATCATTATAAAAAGGAGGGCTTACAATATGGAAGAATTAAAGACAACAGAAGCACAAAGAAAAGCCGTTAGAGAATACGAGAAGAAGAACGACCGTATAAATATAATATTTCCAGCTGGTACAAAAGAAAAAATGAAAAAGCTAGGAATCGAAAAGCCAAATACATTTATAAAGGAAGTAATAGCGGCAGAGCTTGAAAGAATGGAGAAATATAAAAAATAATGCACTTATATTATTGACAATATAATGCACTTATGATATTATAAAGACAGTTAAAGAAAAACAAGAAAAGCCCCAGACAGGGACAAATCAGGAGGGAAGAAAATGACTGGTGAAGAAAGAATTAAACAATTAGTCGAAAAAGGATGGAAAGTAGTAAAGGATGAAACCACATGGTGTCGTTACGTGGAGCTTGAAAATGAAGTTGCAAGAAAAAGCCGCGATCCGTTTGGAAATTCTACTGGCGAAGACTGGATGCAGACTATACACAGACAGGTTACAATTTACAATGGTGGCGATTGGGAAGAAACAAGAGGATAAAAGGAGGAAAAGAACATGGAAATTAAAATCTATTGCAATTACGGGGTTTTAGGAGCGGAGAAAAGGAAGAAATACACTTTCGGCGCACCACATGCAACAGCTGACTACTGGGAAGAAATGACAGTAAAAACACCAGAAGGATGGGAGCCTTTTAAAAACGAGATGGGTAAGCTAATGGTAAAAGCTCCATGGGGTTGGGACTACGAAATAAACGAAGTTTTACAAGGTGACGAAAAGCCATGTTTTTATGCACTTGATAAGAACATGAATGGACATAGATGTTATCTTAAAACTATAGATTGATTAAGGGAGGTAAATTTAACAAAACAAATAAATAAAGCCCCAGGAAATTATCCCGGGGCTTTTAATATGCTTATTTATGGCGGCGTAACGACAATCGAGGGGTTAACAGCCCCACCGCCGAAGCTGTTAAGATATTAATAGCACAGGTTTTTAATTTTTGTCAAGAAAAATATTTTTTATTTTTGGTCTTGACTTTCTGAAAAACTTACAGTAACGTTATTACCAACGATGGTCGCGGGAACTCATGGAGGGGTGGTTATTGTGAAATCGTTTGCACCTGAACAGAATAAAGTAGCAGTTAACAAGCCAGATCAGCCAGGTATTGAAGCTCGGTAAGGTCTGGCTTTTATTATGTTTAAATATATTATATATAATATATCTTTTACCCCTCCATAGATTCTTAAGACTAGAGTTTATTAAAAGATATGCTATACAGTACCGTATAATAATATATAAGATATAAATATAAATAAAGATTATAATATAATACCCCAATTATTATTTATTAATTACTAACAAAATAGATGGTTTTATTTTATGCAAAATTAAATTTGACAATATATTAAAAACTGTGTTAAGGTATCAGCAACAAAGAAAACAGAATATTTTATTTTAAGTTTTAGAGAATGTACCCGAACACCCGGAAGTTTTCCGGGAATAAGCTTTACCTGGTGACATTCTCTTTTTTATTTACAAATTAACGTGTTAAAGTGAGGTGATAACATGAAAGATAATACGGTAAATATACAAGACGTAGATATCTATTTAGATAATATTAATATATATGCTGATGAATATATAAATACTGTATTATGTATATCACCAGATAACGAAAACTATAAGAAAGAAGTATCAGATAGCTTTGTAGATATGATTTTTTATATTGCAGATCATATACAAAAGCCAAGTAATGACAATATAGAGCTATTAGATAAAATGTTTAATACTTATGTGAGATTATGCAGTAAATATCATGTATTGCCAACCCTAGAAGTATTTAGCTTTTTAGTTGGGATTAATCGTACAACGTTTACTGATTGGATGAATGGAGTGTATAGAACAAACTCATCACATGGTGACACGGCTAAAAAATGGTTTGATATTTGTAAAAACTGTGCAATCAATAGATTGCATAATCAGACCGGAACAAATGCGAATTTGATATTTGTTGCAAAAGCTGCCTATGGCATGGCAGAAATGGCACCAGTGCAAGCCGCGCAGCAGTACGGCGTACCACAGCAGACCGCGCAACAGATCGCAGAGAAACACAAAGCAGCTTTGCAGCTTCCAGAGATGGAAAAGCCGGAGCTTTAAAGCCTTGGAGAGTACAGAATCGGTAAAAATGTACATGAGTGACGGACAAAAGGCAGTAAACGCATGAAACCATACAATATGCACAATAATGACGATTATATTTGTACATGATGTATAGATTTTTAAAGGCATCTATAGAAAAAACAAGTGTTTATCAAACAGACTGAATATTCTGATAATATAAGACGCTGGACGGTTCAGCAGGACGCCCCGGGAGGGGTATATATAAAAGCCATTCAGGGCGTAGTCAGTTGCCCGAGTTTCTGAGAAAACAAAAAAAGCCTCTTTCACCATAGAGAAGCAATACTTAACGGAGCATGATATGAGAAAATGGTTGAGTCAAGAAGAAAAACAGAATATTGGTACTGTCTGTTGCAATTGTGGCGCAACAGAAGATATTGAATATCATCATATTGTGCCGCTTTTATTAGGCGGTAATGATGTTAAGAGTAATATTGTTCCTTTATGCTATAAATGCCATAAAGCGGCTCATATGGGACAACGCATTAACCATTACAGAAACAATAGCCGTGGCGGAAGACATTCAAAATCAAGTATTGAAAAGAATGCTCATGTATTCGATCAATACATCAATGGAGAAATCGGATGCAGAAAAGCACAACAATTACTTGGATATTCTAATAGAACAACAATAGTTGGGCTTCCAGTTTTTAAACGCTACATTCAGTCTATTGGTATTAAAAGTGTCAGAAATATTGTTGATGTAACAGCTACAAATAGTGTGGATGGGATTTCTGATGGCTCATATGTTGGTGAAATAATTTACCTAGACGGGAGAAAAGAAAACATCTACTACAAAGACACTGGCGCAAATGATATTGAGTATATAAAACGCCAATGTTCATAGAAAAGGAGACAGAACATGGGAAAATCAGAAAGAAAAGAACCAATTCAATCCGAATCCATCCGTATCCGATTTTCCGAAAAACAGAAAAAAAGGCTCCTGGAAGAGAAGAATCGAACAGACAGGAGCATATCGGATATCGTAAGACAGGCAGTTGATGAATATTTCGGGAGGAAAAGACGTGCTTAAATTTTTCTCAAAAAATAAAAAAGGTGTTTCTGAATCCCAAGGCTTTAGTTCAGAAGAAATAGCGCATGGCGTTTTCAGAGTTGAAAAGAAAACAAATTATTTTCATAAAAAAGCAATTTGTAAAGACGGAAAGTTATACAACACCGAAACAGCAATAAAAGTTATCGAACTTGATAAAGAAAAAGTGAATTGGTTTGGTTCATACCGGATGAGAACGTATTTTATAACGGATAAAGGAAACTGGTTTTCTTGCTACACGCTTGTTGAAGCCGGAATACGTGAGCATATGAAACAAGTAGGCGACATTGGTGTAAAAGTCGAGGAAACAGATGTTTCCTATTTAGATTTGAAATTGGAAAGCATTCAAGAAGTTAAGGAAAAATTAGGTTTTGCCGATATCGACCTTTACAAGAAATATTTCGGGGAGGTAGAAGAGGGATGAAAGATTACAATACTCGCAACAACGAAGAAAATTTCCCAGATGGGACAGTTAAGGCGCAAGACGGGAAGTTCTTTTTAATGGTGAATGGAAAATGGGAACAGGTGATTGGTTCAGAAGGCAAAAATCTTTTGCAATCTCCTACAGATGTAGCTCCCATGATTATTAACGCGACTATAACATATGAGCCGCCAAAGCCATTTCCACCATTATCCCCATTATTGAAACGTGAGCCACGTGTAGTTCCAAGATACAGCATATATGAGCTTGAAGAAATCGCAAAACACATTCTTTTGTATTGTAAATTTCGAAGGAGGGGATGCGAAGATGCCGATAGTGAAAATCACAAACCCCAACCCTTATGATTGGCTCGGCACAAAATATTTCATTGATGGAAATGAAGTTCCGAGAGTAAGATCAATAAATTTTCATACCGCAGTAGATGAAATTCCAGTATTTGATTTTGAAATGATGGCTGTTCCAGACATTGAAATGGAGTGCTTGGCACAAATTAGTGTCACTTCTCAATCAATTACTGATGCAATTTTAGTTTTAAGGCACGAACTGTTACAACATGGAGAAATTTACAATGGCTTCAAATCAAGCCTAAAATCGGCTTTAGAATCCTACAATTACTGTGGAATGCCATTTGAGCCAGAGGAAGAGATTGCAGAAAAAATTCTGGACTTCTTAATCGGGGAGGAAAAAGACAATGAATGCACTTAATGTTGTTGGAGCTGCATTAAACCTCATGCTTTTTGTAATCGTTGCCGCAGGTGTACTGGCGATGCTTGATGAAAGAAAAATTAATTGCTTGCAAGCTCTGTTTTATTTTCTAATGGAAGCCCTGTTTGTACTGAATATTTTTTTGATTACGAGGTGACAAATGTATTTACCAATTCCAATTGGAATTATCCCGATTGAGTTAATCGAAAGGGTTAAATTCATAAAAGCGCCGCTTCGACTTAATCCATGTAGGCTCGGGAAAGCCTACGAAAGCGATAAGTCGAGGCACCCAGAGTAGCGAATAACAATCTTTATAGGTTGAAAGTGCTGGACTTTATATATCACACCCCTGGATTAATGGTGCGCCAGGGGGTAATGGGCTATCGCCAAATGGTTAAGGCATAGGATTTTGGTTCCTATATTTGTCGGTTCGAATCCGACTAGCCCCGTTCGCAGTAGTTAATATGCTGCAAAAATGTTCTTTTTTTCATAAGAAACACCTCTAGCCTTCTAGTCTAACTGAGACTGATTAAAGGGACTTCAAATATCCCGGAAGGCGTATCTGAAGTATCAGGAGTATTTCAGAAAACCTTTGTTATAGTTGGTGGTTAAGAACTGTAACAGTGCCAGTTTGGTTACCAGTATTGCCAACTGGTATCTCAGGAAGCTTAGTTCAGCGGTAAGAGCAACGGCCTCATAAGCCGTAAGTCCTGGGTTCGAATCCCAGAGTTTCCATTTCTTCTAAATGCCATTCATCCGTAATATGGGTGGAAAAAACTTCCAGTTGAGTGTGCGGATTAGATAAATTTAGGTGCGATACGGCGTAGCCTAAATGGATCTGATTTCCCGGCTGGTATATCTCTGAGTTAAAAATATTAACGCAGCGCACGTTAATAAAAGGAGTTTTCAAGAGATGCTGCCCAAAGACGCATAAAAATATCCAGTGAATCTACGGCACTAAAACTTGTAGATAGTGGAAAGCATAACACGATAAACCTATTGCTAACCCGGAAGAACCGGGTTATTCGGAAAGTGCAAGTAACTGGGAACGGGCTAGTCGACTAGGTCTTGATGGTTCGAATCCATCCTTTCCGATTGTTTGGAGACTGAAAGTTTGGTGGTAGGAAAAGCACAGAGCAGTGCGTAGGAATGTATAACCGAGTTCCGAATACGTACTGTTTATCGGTGATATAGTGACTTCCTCTAGTAGTCAATAAGTGAACGGGCTGAAATGGTTCTTCCAAACATGTACATAGCAGGATAGAGAAGCGGAATCTCACATGGCTCATATCCATGAAAACGGCGGTTCGAATCCGCCTCCTGCTATTCTGGCAAGGTAGCTCAATTGGTAGAGCAGTAAAAGAATGTAAGTCATGTTCGTGGCTTCTACAGCAATCATTCTTCCCATTACAAGGTACGTGTCGATGGTTCGAATCCATCCCTTGCCACTGCCCCGGTTATCGGTTACGGAAAACCGATTAGAACATGTTTGTGTTCTTCGCTGCAAATAATTTTATAGGTTCAAATCCTGTCGGGGCAATTATGTGATGCTTACAGCAATCATTTTGGACATAATTGCTAATTATGAAACCAAAAAGCATCATGAAATTTATGGGACGCTTACAGCAACTCACTTAAATAAAATCTAATTCGTATATTTTATATTTTTGTGTCCTGAAAGGAGAAAGAACATGGATTTTGCAAATGCAATGAAAGAAGAAAGCAAGTTTACAAGAACCGAAAACGGAGCAGTTGCGCTGAATACTACAAGCGATGCAAGACTTGACCTGTTCGGAACTATTGGTGCATTTAGAGAAGCTGATGAAAATAGAATCACCACTTTATTCTCAGAAGCATTTGCACAGGATAAACTCTTTGCCACAAAGATTGCTTTTTATGCAAGAGATATTCGTTGTGGGCTTGGAGAGAGAAAAACTTTCCGAACCATTATCCGCTACATGGCTGAACATCATCCAGAAGCACTTAGACCGAATCTTGACTTGATTGGAGTATTCGGGAGATACGATGATCTGTATGAACTGATTGGAACACCACTTGAAGACGATATGTGGAAAACCATGAAGATTCAGTTCGAGGAAGATTTGAAAAATCTCAATGAGGGAAAAGCAATTTCATTACTTGCTAAATGGATTAAGACTGCTGATGCAAGTAGCAGAGAAACTAGGAAGTTAGGAATCTTGACTGCACAGAAGTTGGGTTATCCAGTCTACAACTTCAAGAGGATTGTTCGTAGTATGAGAAAACAGATCGGTGTTGTTGAAAGCCTTATGTCTGCCGGCAAATGGAATGAGATTAAATATCCAGAAGTTCCGAGCCGTGCAATGATGATTTATCGCAGAGCTTTTGCAAAACATGATCCAGATGGATTTAATGAGTTTATCAGTAAGGTTGATAAAGGAGAAGCTAAAATCAACGCTTCAACTTTGTATCCTTATGACATCGTGGAAAAAATCCTTTACGGACAAGAGAACAATAAAGTTCTTGAAGCACAATGGAAATCACTCCCAAATTACATAGAACAGGGAACAAATGCTTTGATTATGGCTGATGTGTCTGGTTCGATGTCTTTGAATGGCGGCAGACCGCTAGCCACTGCAATAGGACTGGCAATATACTTTGCCGAAAGAAATGTTGGGGCATACCACAATTTGTTTATGACATTTTCCAGCAATCCAGAAACAGTTGTTTTAAAGGGTGAAACTCTTTCACAGAAAATCAATAATGCTAAAAGGGCTGATTGGGGCAATAGTACAGACCTTAAATCTGCATTTGAAAAGGTGCTTGATATCGCAGAAAAAAATAATATTTCACAGGAAGAAATGCCAAAAGCTATTGTCGTAATTTCTGATATGGAAATTGATTATTGTGGAAATCGAGATTGGTCGTTTTATGATAAAATGGCAAACAAGTTCCATAAAGCCGGATACGTTATTCCAAACGTTATCTTCTGGAATGTAGCCAGCAGACATGATGTATTCCATGCAGATTCCAAGAGAAAAGGCGTGCAACTTGCAAGTGGTCAATCTGTAACAGTTTTCAAACAAATCTTACAGAATCTTGGATACAATCCGATTGAAGCTATGGAAAACACAATTAATTCGGAAAGGTACGACTGCATTACAATTGAGGAAATATAAAACATACGGAGCGAGTTAGGTGCAGCGTAGTGGTTCAATTCCACTTGTGGGCGTAGCTCTTGCAAATAAGGTTCCCACCGTTTTTTTTGGTTTTTTGACGATACAATAAAATCAGCTTTGGTTAGTTAAGTGGTGCATTGCTGTAATGGTATCAGAGTAGGTTGCTAACCTATCCAACAGAAATGTTGTACACGTTCGAATCGTGTATGCACCGTTCCGTATAGTGGCGGAATACGTAGACGCTATTGTGGTAGCATAGGTTTGAACCCACAACTTAGGTGACCTTAGCCGGCGGCATGAGAGTAAAAGGGTGGAAATCCCCTCCTATACGGACGTTTGGCGTGTTGAGTTATAATATACCTGATTGAAAAGTGGCGGAACTATTGACGGTGATGAATCCGATACAATAGAAAGGCAGACGCAGAGGATAGTGCATCGTAATGGGTGAGTATGTGTCTTTGGACATGGGGTGCACGTAGAAGTTCAAATCTTCTCTTTTCAACTCCATCTACCAGGTGTAGATAGGACATCTGACTTTAGCATAGCTATTGTTAGTTCTTGCACATAAATGCGGATGCGTTTGTGTGCATTCGTGCAGGCATATAGACGCAACTCACTAGCGATCTTGTGCAAAAACTTTTTAGAGAGATAAGACCAATGCCCGTGAGGAGTGATAGTCGGGGATTCTAAAAAAATCATCTAGTTTAGCGTTTTATGATGAAAAAAGAAACATAGCTCAGTGGTAGAGCAATGATATTGAATATCATGTGACACAGGTTCGATTCCCGTTGTTTCTATCTGGCAAATTGCCATTGCCAGAAGTCGCATTTCCCCCTTAAAGTTCCAGTGTTTCTCGTTGGGAGATTTATGCCGTTCAAGTCGGCGCACTGGATTTTTCTAAATCGAGGTAATTTATGAAAGAAAAATATTGTAAGAATTGCAGAAAACATGATGACTTCACATGGGTTTGCTTCAATGGTGATAGCAAATATTGCGCAGACTTTACGGAACCAGAGTGCTATTGCGAGTTTTGGGAGAGAAAAGAAGATGGAAATATGCGGTAAAGAAATCAACGATGAATGTTCCAAATGTGGAAACATCCTTGAATGCGAGTTGTTCCGGCAAGGACATGGAATAAAACAGGAACGTGAAAATGTAGCAAAGATGATTGAATGCCAAATGAAGCATAGACAGAAGAGGGAGGAATAACATGATTAAAATATTAAAACCGGGAACAAAAATAGAAACAACTTGTGATAAGTGCGGTGCGTTATTGAGTTATGATGAAAACGAAGATGTGAAAGAAGAGTGCATAGAAAAAGCGTTCGTCACAAATATGTCATCTGGATACGGACGTAAGCAGAAATACATCATATGTCCGCAGTGTAAGAACAAAATAATTACGTGGTCTACAAGATAGGAGCGGATTGAAATGATTAAAAAACTTTCTAATTTCTGGTTCAAAAGAAAAACGGATAATCTTACGAAAATTCCTTTATTCATAATGATGTTTAATTGGAGGAAATTTCAAAAAGATGGGAAAGAGGGAAGTTGCTTGCTATATGCACTTTACCCAGATATTGCAAAGGATGTATTTTTGAGAGAAAAGTTGCAAGAGTGCGTAGATTATATCCGTGACAACTACGATATGGAAACATTTACTAAGATTTGAGGAGAATGCCATGAGAATTGAAGATTTGAAAAATTGGACAGTAGATCAGCTGAAAGAAGAAGTTGTTCGTCTGGCTGATGAGAGCGAAGCAAAGCAACATGAAATTCTGAACAAAAATAAGAAAATCAATGAGCTTCAGGCTAAACTTGATAAAATGTGCGATTACAACAATAACTTAAAAAGACAGGCGAGCGAAAAGGCAGATATGTCATCTTATGATAATGCAGAAATCACAAAATATCTCAGACAGCATCAGGATGATTGCATTACAATCAATCAGCTTTACACAACGATTGACGTAATAATTGACAGATATGCAAATCTGAGAAAGATTCATGGGTTGAAGTGACATGGGCGTAGAAACAAAAGGTTGTTCAGAATGGAGAACACAAGTACAACAGGCACCTTTCAAAGAAATTGTTGACTTTGCAAAAGCACATCCATGCGATTATATGAGAAAAAGCTTACGCCAATATCCGTATTGGGGAAATCAAGACAATGGTTTTAATCGGAAGAAATTTAAGGAGATTTTTAATGAGCATTAAATCAGCATTAGAATCCGAAGGGATAGATTTTTCTGAATATATGAACCCACCCGAGCCGTGGAATGGACAGGCGCTGATACGGAATATCAATGGAACGAAATACGCCTGTTGTCCTTTTTGCCAGAAGAAAGCACTTTTGATTAGCCCAGAGACCAAAATTCAGCATCTTAAATTGAAGTGTAAAGGTAGTAACTGTAAGAAAGAGTTTGAAGTGAACGTATAAAACTTGGAGGAAATATTAAATGCAAAGTATTAGGCTAATTGATAGAAATACAGACATTTCCAAATTAAAAATGTGTCAAATGTACTGGGACACAGTAATTAATAGGAAACCGTATTTTGTTGTTTTAATAGAAGGCTATATACATACAATCGGTGGGAAATACGGAAATAACAATTTATGGGCTTATCCAAGAAATGAAAAACCAAGTTTTAAGAATCTTATTCAATTCGATGGAGAGCCTGTATGTTGGGGTATAAATTATGCACCTTACAATAATGCAAGATACAGACATGGTGAATTTGAAGCAAGAACAATTGGAAACGTGTTTATAACCAGAAACGGCGAAAAATTCTGTGATGTAAGAGGTGGTATTGAACGTGCGAAGTGCATGATTGATGATTTTTTAGAGCACCCAATGAATTTAAATAAAATTGATTTTGACAAAAATGTTATCGGAAGAAAAGTTTGGTGGCGTAGCGAACCAGCCGTTGTAACAAGTTATATTTCTGGACAGGCGTGTGTCATATTGGAACCAGATGGAATACCACAATTTACAACACCAGCAGAATTTGTAGATGATGGGTGTGAATATTATTTTGATGGTGATGTAAAAGCGGATATTCTTGATAAACATATTTGGTGGTTTAGAAAATAATGTAAATTTATTTGAGGTGAATGTATGAACAAAATCAGAAAGATATGTTGGATAATCACTAATTTTATTATATTCAAGTGTGTAGCAGATTATTTGATAGCCACAATTCAAATGATGATTGAAAATAATTGGGGACTTTCAGCAATACCATTATTAACAATGGCAGTATTCGCAGAATGGAAAGTAATTGAAAATATTTTTCGGAATTAAAAAGATGATTTTATCAAGAAAGGATATGTATGACAAAACAAGAAGCCGTAGTAATTGAAACCTATACAGGAATTTGTATGCTTACAGGGGATGACCGAAGACTTGCATATGAATATGCAGAAAAACTTTTAGGTCATCCGATATATACACATGAATTTCCGAAGTATGCCGACGAGTTAAAAAAACTTAGCAAGCCAGATTTTATTGAAATTTGTAGAAAGTTAGGTGATTGAATGAACCCAGTATTTATATTTCTAGTGATATGTGGAGCAGCAGCAGTATGGTTCCTGCTTTACAAATTATTTCAACCACTAGGTAAATTATTGAACCACATTGGCAGAAATGCTATTGATGAGTTAAATAAAGACGAAAGTCAAAAAGAGGAGGATAATAAATGAAAAAAGGACTTTTAGGTGGAATTGGATTAGCTGTTGTAATCATTGCAGGACTTATATGTGTTGCAAAGTGCAGTGTGAGAGTTCCGGCTGGTTACATTGCGGTAGAGTACAAAATGAACGGAGGAATCTCTAAGAATGTACTTACACAGGGATGGCATTTGATTTCACCTACAGTAAAAACTTCACTGTATTCCGTTGGAATCGAGCAGTCTTATCTTACATCTGAGGATAAGGGCGATTCTCCAAAAGATGAAAGTTTCAAGACACCAACGGCAGATGGAAAATCGCTTCAAGTCGACCTTGAATTTTCTTATAAATTCGATCAAAATAGAGTTACCGATGTGTTTACTCAGTTCAAAGGACAATCCGGTGAATCCGTGAAGAATACCTTTATTAAACCAAAGATGAAAGCATGGACTCAGGAAGTAACTGCGAAGTATCCAGTAACAGATGTTTTCGGTGATAAACGCCAGGAACTGAATGAAGCACTTGACGAATATCTTAAACAGAAGTTTGAGCCATACGGAATTATTATTGATACAGTAAACTTTACTTCTATTTCCACTGATGATGAAACACAGGCTGCAATTCAGAAGAAAGTGAACGCTCAACAGGAGCTTGAACTTGCTAACATTGAAGCTAAAACAGCAAAAGTACAAGCTGATAAAGATAAAGAAGTTGCACTGATTGCTGCCGAACAGGAAAAGGAGAAAGCATCTATCCAAGCGGAACAGGCAAAGATTGATGCAGAAGGAAAAGCAGAAGCAATTAAGATTAAAGCAGAAGCTGAAGCAGAAGCAAATAGAAAAATCGCAGAATCTCTTACTCCCGAACTGATTGAAAAACAGAAAATTGATAAATGGAATGGTGAAGTACCAAAAATTCAAGGAAGTAATACTTCTACCATCGTAGATACAAGAGATATGACAGCTGATGAGAATGCTAAATAATAAATAAAACAGTCAAGAGAGCCACATGAGAGCCAGACTAAATCCTAAAAAGAAAGGAGGTCTGGCTCTATTTTTATGGGAAAAATTACAGAAGGTTCGCTTGAATGGTATCGGACAGTCCTAAATCAGATTATCAGTAGCGACATGACAATCTATCAAAATCAAAAAGATTGCCTTGATTTGCTCTTAAATATGAATATTGACCTTCCTTTCGACAAGAACCAAGAAGCACGGAAAATGGCTATGAAAGTAAGTCAATACTCACATAACATAGCAGAGAAGTGTGCTGCATTAACTGGAAGTGGTAATTTTGACGATATCTACTGGCAGTATTTATTGCTGGAAGCACCACATTTATTTGAAAGTTACTTGCTTTATATGGAAAAAAATAGACCAGACAGCAAGAAATTTTATATTCCACGAAGAAAAACACTACATGTGGTAGCCCAAGACTTACAGGATTTGGAAGAAAGAAAAATAGAGTTTTATGGTCTATCGCTTCCAAGCCGTGTTGGAAAATCTACTATGTGTATTTTCTTTATGTCTTGGATAATGGGTAAAAGACCGAATAGTCATAGTGCAATGGGCGGTCATTCTGGAAAACTGGCAAAAGGATTTTACGGAGAACTTCTTAATCTCATTAATACACAGGAATACAACTACAGTGAAATTTTCCCGCAATCGAAACTTCAAAAACAGAGTGCTGATGATTTTGAAATAAACCTGGACAAGCCAGACCGATTTGCAACAATGACTTGCCGTGGTATTGAAGGTACTTGGACAGGTGCCGTTGACATTTCTTCCGATGGGTATTTGTACGTGGATGACCTTGTAAGAGATAGGCAACATTCATTAAGCCCTACCCGATTGGAAAATACATATCAAGAATATCTGAACAAGATGGTTGACCGTAAGATTGATGGTGCAAGAGAACTTATGGTTGGAACCAGATGGAATTTATATGACCCTCTTGGAAAAATTGAGAAGCTAAATCGGGATAATCCAATGTATCGGTTTAGAAAAATTTCAGCTTTGAACGATGATGGTGAATCCAATTTCGATTATGAGTATGGCGTTGGATTTTCAACAAAATATTATGTTGATATGAAAGCTAGGCTAGACGCTAACGAATGGGAAGCTAAATATCAGCAAAAGCCCTTCTTGCGTGAAGGAATTGTGTTTGCAGCTGATGAATTGAGATATTATAACGGCGTTCTACCAGAAGGTGGATTTGTTAAAAATGTTTCTGCTTGCGATGTTGCGTGGGGTGGTGGCGATAGCTTATCAATGCCAGTGGGTGCAGAATACGAAAATGGAGATGTGTATATATATGACTGGATTTTTAGTACAGCGCCCAAAGAAGGAACATTGCCATTAGTTGTTGGAAGAATCATGGGAAATAATATTCAATCTATCAATTTTGAAGCAAATAATGGTGGAGATATGTATGCCTATTATGTAAATGAACGCTTGAAAGAACATAAATACGCTTGCAGCACGACAAGTACAAAAGCACCTTCAAAACAAGCAAAAAAAGAAAAAATAAATCAATATTCCGGGGATGTTAAGCAAAATTTTATATTTTTGGCTCCGAAATATCAAGATAAACAGTATCAAAAGGCTATGGATGAATTAACTACATTCGTCTATATTGGTGATAATGAACATGATGACGCTGCCGATGGAGTTACGCAGCTTGCAATAACGCTTGCCGGCAAAAGATTTGCAGAAGTAAAAGCAACCAAAAATTTTATGTGGGGAAGGAGATAGAGTATGATGACTACAGCTCAATATTTACGCCAGATTGAAAATTATGATAACAGAATCAAAAACAAGCTTATCGAAGAAGAACAGCTCAGTTCTCTTTCCACAAGTGTATCTGCAATTCCTGTTGGAGAAAAGGTACAAACTTCTGTAAAACGTGATCCGATGGGAGATATGGTTGCAAAGATATTTGATCTGCGAGAAGAGATTTCAAAAATGATATCCGAATTTTTACAAAAAAAACAAGAAATAGTTCGAACCATAGAACAGGTTGAAGATCCATTACTATATGACATATTATTTAAGCACTATGTTGAGTACAAATCTTTGGTTCGCATTGCAGATGAGATGGGTTATTCAGAGATTCACATTAAAAAAAAGCATTTAAAAGCCATAGCAGAAATAAAAAAGATAAAAGGTTTTGAAAGATGATACCGAAGTATACTGAATGATACCGCCAATATGTGTAAAATATAAAGTAGAGCATTGGATTAAAATATCCAGTGCTTTTTATTTTGCAGAAAGGATGGTTCGGCTCGTGAGAAATACAATGAATTTTGTAGATTTATGCCGAGGTGAGTTCGGGCGAAAAGTAGCCTACACAGGCGTTGACCGAATCACTCCACAAAATGTAGTAAAAGTAGTGTCAGACACAATTGGCATACATAATAGAAATCGAACATTGATTGATTACTTGTATCGGTACATGAAAGGCGATCAGCCGATATTATACCGAAACAAAATAGTCCGCCCAGAAGTTAATAACAGAGTGGTTGAAAATCACGCATTTGAAACTGTAAAATTTAAAGCTGGACAGATTTGTGGAGAGCCAATCCAATATGTATGCAAAAAGAAAAATGCGGATAAAAAAATAAATGAGCAAGTTGACCTTCTGAATGACTATTTGGATGAAGCCAATGCAGATGCAAGAAACATCCAAAGGGCAATATACCAGAGTGCAACAGGAACTTCCTATAAGGCTATTCTGAAAGAAGAGGATTGGACAAAAAACGGAGATTTACCACCGTTTAGAATCTTCATTCCATATCCCGGCGATTGTTACATTGTATACTCACAGAGAAATGGGAAACCAATGCTTTCCGTGCAGATTTTAAAAGATGAAGATGAACAGCAATATTATTTATGTTATTCAAAGAACCAGTTTTTTGAAATCAAGAATGGAAAAGTAACTAACTACGGCATCAATGGTTTTGGCGGGATTCCTATTGTTGAATGTCCAAATAATCACGATAGACTTTCAGATGTTGAAATTGCAATCACCTTATTTGATGCAATCAACAAATATCAGTCTGATAGATTAAATGGCGTGGAACAGTTTGTGCAAGCCTTTATGAAGTTTAAAAACTGCGAGATAGATGAAAACGAGTTTTTGAAAATGGTAAAACTTGGTGCTATCTCTGTTAAAGATACTGGAAATGGCTGTCAGTCAGATGTTGAACTGATGACCGCTGAACTGAATCAATCAGAGAGCCAGGTTGCAAAGGACGATATCTACAATAATATGCTGATTGTGGAAGCAATGCCAAACCGCCAAAGCAATAGCGGAGGAGATACAGGAAATGCCGTATACCTTCGTAATGGATGGGACTTCGCAGAGAGAGATGCAAAATTGGTAGAAGCATTCACGAAGGAAGCTGAAAAGGAATCTGCCAGAATCATTCTGAATATTATTCGTGGTACATCAAATGATGTTAATATCTCAACCCGAGATTTTGATGTAAAGATAACCAGAAACCCAACAGACAATATGCTTGTAAAAGCACAGGCACTTGATTATCTGTTTAAAAATAAAATTCATCCGCTTATTGCACTGATTACTTGCGGTTTATTTAGTGATCCGCAGAAAGTCTACGAAATGAGTTTACCGTATCTGGGAACTATTTACCCGGAACTGGCAGACCCGGAAGCGGAAATGCAGAAAGCACAGCAATTACTTGACGGAAAGTTTCAAAATCCGTCCAAAACAGAACCAATGGCAAATTCTCCATCTAACGAAGAATGAACCAAATTTCGATTATTTAAGGAGTTTTAGAGAAATCTAAGGCTTCTTTTTTAATACCCAAAATCAAATAAATTGCAACAGCCCGTGAGCGTAAATCGGGTACAGACCATGTGCGGAGCGAACCGTGTTGAAAAAGCGTATTGGACTGGAAGAAAGGAGATTTCAATGACAAGAGAACAGGCAAAACAGGCACTTATCGGTATGGGAGTTGCAGAACCTTCCGAGGAACAGGTTTCTAAGCTTCTTGATTCTATTTCTGCTGAAACTAAGAAAGAGAAAGACAAAAATGTTTCTCTGAAGGAAAAAGCTGAAAAAGCAGATTCCCTGGAAAAAGAGTTGGAAGAGTTGAAAAAGCAGAACATGACCGAAGCAGAACGGCTAGAAGCTGAACGCAAGAAAGAAAAGGAAGCAGTGGATAAGGAGTTAGCTGATTTGAAAGCTGCACTTGCAGAATCCAACAAAAAAGCCCTTACCAGTGAAATTACTTCTATGTTCGCAAATGCAGGACTTTCAACCGAAACATACGCGAGTGCTATTAAAGCATACGCATCTGCACCGTATGAGAAACCAGAAGATGCAATGAAAGAAGTCGAAACTTTTGTTAAGGGAGTTTCCGAAGCAAATAAAACAGCACTTGATACCGCAAAAGCAGCTTGGGAGAAAGAAGCATTGGAAAATACTCCGAATCCCGGAGGTGGTAGCGGTGGCAAACAGGAAAAAACTAGTAAAGCGTCTGAGTACGCTAAACAGTATTCGGCACGCATGAACCCAGATGCAAAACCGGCTGATGATAATGCACCAGCTAATTTCTAAGAAAAGGAGATTTTAAAACATGGCTTTCATGAAAATTAAGCAGTACGAATCTACCCCGAATATCCTTGAATCTGAGGTAGGACTTGTACTCAAAACTTACACAGCAGATCAGACAAATGCAGTTGCAGTTAATGACAGAAAAATTATTAAGGCAGGTTCCGTATACCCAACAAACGCAACCGGCGCAAAAGGTCTTGTGTTTGAAGATGTGGATATGACAGACGATGAGAAGCGTCCAATTTCCGTTATTGTTGCCGGACGTGTCCTAGAAGACCGACTTCCCGCAACTGTTGACACAACTGCAAAAACTGAATTACAGGCACTTGGAATTGTGTTTGTAGAAGAAACCGAAGTTGTATTTTAAGGAGGATAATAAGCAATGGCATACAATGTATTAGAAGCAATCAGCGAGGAAGAAAGATTTAATTTCTCCCAGAATTTCTCTGTTAAAAGACCTGGAATCCTTGATACCATTTTCCCGGATGTAAAAACAGATTACTGGAAGGCTGAATACTACAGACTTATGAGCGGACAGCGGCTTCCGGAAATCGCATTTGTACACGCCCTTGACACCGAAGCGGAAATCGGTTCCAGACCTGGTTTTGAAAAGGTGTTGACCGAGAAACTTCTCATTAAAAGGAAGCTCAATCAGTCCGAGAGCTTACAACAGGCTATCGAGAACGGTGTACCAGATAATGAGGAACTTACAGACTTTGTATTCGATGACGCGACAAACCTTTTTGAGGCCGTCCTTGCCAGAACCAAAGTTATGAAAGGACAGGCACTGTCTACTGGAAAACTTGTTATCAAAGAAAACAAAGTGGACATGACTATTGATTTTGGAGTTCCGTCTGAATTAAAAATTACCATTACAGACTGGTCTAAACCAGATTCTGATATTATGGGTGATATTCAGAAAATGGTTCAGCTTGCAGAAGATGGCGGCTATGTTGTCAATAAGGCAATTACCTCTCTTAAAATGATTAACAACATGAGAAACAACACCGGAATGCAGACCGCAGTTCTTGGCGCAGCAAACAAACGTCTTCTGACGAAACAGGAGCTTGCGAACCTTCTCATGCAGGAGTACGGAATTACAATTGATCGCTGTGACGAAAAATTCCGTTACAGAAGCAAAGGCATTGTTAAAACAGGTAGATATTTCAAAGAAGATGTATTTACCCTGTATGAATCTAACCAGGATGGCTCTTTTGGTACTGGACTTTGGGGCGCAACACCAGAGGAAAAAGAGTACCGTCAGTTCATTCAGCAGCAAAACCGTTCCTTTATTACCATGTCCATGTGGGCTACGCCAGATCCAGTTGCAGTATGGACGAAAGCTTCTGGAATGTTCATCCCGGTTGTACCGAAAGCTAACGGCGGTATCGTAATCGGTACCAAGGCGGGGGAATAACCGGGCATAGTCTCGATGAAAACAGCCAGTCACCATCTGTAGTAAGTGCTTATGATGAATCAAAACATAAGTACACAGAAAGCGAGTTGTCTAATATGACTGTATCTCAGTTAAGACAACTTGCAAGTGATAACGGCTATGCCCTGACAGCAACTAATAAGGCTGGAATAATATCAGAGATTTTATCTCAGCAAAGGTAGGTGATTAAATGGACGAACAGCTTATAGAGGACTTGACAAATTATCTTGAAGATGATACAGAAACTGCGAGGATGATTCCTCTTTCGGCAAAGAGGGCTATTCGTTCATTTAAGAAGAAAAGGAATTATCCTTCATCTTACAGTGATGAGAAAATAAATTCCGATATGGAAAACTGCTATGACTGCATATTTGATTTGGCTCTTTTCTTCCTGGTGAAACAGGGAGCTGAATTTCAAGAATCACATTCCGAATCTTCTGTAAACAGAAATTGGACTTCTGAAACTGAAATATATGTAAATCATGGTGTTTTTCCATTTATCGGATTCTAAGATGGTGTGTGCGTGATACGTCAATCCTCCCACGTATCGCAGGGGTGCTTCAAATTAGGTGGGTAGAAGCAATATCTAAAAAATGGGAGTGATGGAAAGGAATAGCGATGGGATGTGAACATGAGTGCATCAACGAACACCGCTTAAAAGAATTGGAAAGTGCCGTCCATGAGATGAAAGAAAAGCATTCCAAAAGGGATGGAGTTTTTTTTGAACGTATCAATGCGCTGGAACAGAAAATTGCTTTATACAACAATGACCTGGGACACATCAAAGATACAGTTGACGAAATGAACGACAATTTAAAATCACTCATGGAAAAGCCAGGAAAGTTACAGGACAAAATAATTGCTTATGTCATAACTGGCATAATTGGTATTGTTTTAGGCTTTGCCCTAAAAGGCATTTTCCCGGTGTAAATATTGATTCCACTAACAGGGAGGACAGTGGAATGGATGATTATAAAGACTTTTCAGAAGATGAAAGAATCTTCTATTTGCGTGAAGCTGGATTTGATTCCAGAGAAAAAGAGTTATTCCGATTGCGTGTTTATGAAGAAAAAACGCTTGCAGAAGCTTCAGAAATCATGGGGTACAGCACGAGAACCGTAGACCGCATAAACAGAAAATTAAAAAAGAAAATTATGAAAGTTGCCCCGATGTATTGTCAGGGCTTTTCTTTGTATTAATAGAAAATGGCGTATTTATGGCGTTATCATGGCGTGTTAATCAACCTCTTATTATTGTAAAATATAGTTATAAAAACAAGGGAGGTTTGAGATATGCAGTATGGAAGTCCTTATTTTGCGCAACCATTTCAGCAAATACAGCCGTATCAAGATAGATTAGCGCAATTACAGAATAGTTATCAGCAGGCAATGCCATACGGGCAGGCGCAGATTCAGCAACCAATACAACAAATGCCACAAGTACCACAAATTCCCATGTTACAAGGGCAGATGGTAGATGGCATTGATACTGTAAAGGCAAAAGATGTAGATATGTCTGGAAGCCCTGTTTATTATCCAAAAACTGACGGTACAGAAATATATAGAAAACAATTACAGGCAGATGGAAGAAGTAGAATTTTTGTTTATCGACTTATAAATCCGGAAGAACAACAGCAACCAAAGGCAGAAGAAAAACCGATTGACATAGAAGCTATGTTTAATCAGCTTCGGAACGATGTTTGTTCTGAGATTTCCGAAATAAAGAGTATGTTCCCGACACAAATGTCGGGAACACCGGAACCCAAGCAGAATGGAGGTAAACAGAGATGAATTTTAGTCCAAACGCCATGATGAAAAAGCAATTTGAGAAAATGATTACTCAGAGGTTCGGAAGTGTTGATAACATGATGAACGATATGAGTAAATTTGCAGGGAATAATCCAACATTAAAAAATGCGTTGGATTTATATAAAAAAGGTGACGCAAGTCAATTGCATCAAATCCAACAGAATGTTTTTGAAGAAAAGCATTTATCTCCAGATGGAATTATACAGAAATTCCTTGGATTATAACACTTCCCCATAATTGGGTGATTAAGAATCGCTACAATTTGGGACGACAGCCGCGGATGTCTCCTATTGTAAATAAAATTTAAGGAGACTAAAAACATGATGAATGGTTCAAATTACAGCCTTAGCGACATTGCAGCTGCTACAGGCTCTAATAACCGTGCCAATGATATGTGGGGCGGTGATGGCTTTTCACTTATCTGGCTCGTCCTAATCTTCGCAATCTTCGGCTGGGGAGGTTTTGGCGGCTGGGGCGGCGGCTTTGGTGGTAACGGTGGAAACGGTGCGAACGGTGCCGGCTTCCAAGGATGGGCTACCCGTTCAGATATTAATGAGGAATTCGCCCTTAATGATATTCAGAATGGTATCAGAGGTATTCAGCAGGGTATCTGTGACAGCACATATTCTCTTAACAATACCATGCAGAGTGGCTTTAATGGTATGAATGTCGGAATGCTTCAAGGCTTTAATGGCGTTCAGCAGGCAATCAATGCTGATACTGTAGCCGGTATGCAGAATACCAACGCATTACAGTCTCAGTTAGCAAATTGTTGCTGCGAAACAAGAGAAGCAATCCAGGGCATCAATTATAACCTTGCCACTAACACTTGTGCTCTCCAGAACACAATGAACAACAACACAAGAGATCTTCTGGAAAATCAGAACAGCAACACAAGAGCAATCCTTGACTTCCTGACTAACGATAAGATTGCAACATTACAGGCAGAGAACTCTGATCTGAAACGTGCTGCATCCCAGGATCGCCAGTCTGCATTGCTTACAACAGAGATGTACGCACAGGCTCAGAGATTAATCAATGCAATCAACCCGGCTCCGATTCCTGCATTCCAGGTTCCAGCTCCATATGCATACGCAGGATGCAATACATATGGTAACGGTTGTTGCTAAGTAACTCACCCTTAGAGGTTGACTAAATTCTAAGAGGTGGGTTGCGGCTCACCTCTTATTTTGATTGAGAGGTAGAAATATGAGTTGTAAAAATGTTTGTAAGCTCTGCAACCGTCTTGTAATAAGCCAAGCTGTTGCGTTTACAGGAGGTAATCTTGTAATCACACTCCCAGAAGGCAGTTACAACAATGGAGAGAAATATTGTATTGTTGTTGCACAAAGTATACCAGAAGCCACTACAATTACTGCTCCGGTAATGATTCAGATAGGAACAGGAACAACTTTGTATCCGCTAGAAAATCGTTGCTGTGCACAGATTACGGCTTGTGGAATAAGAACCAGAACGAAGTACGCAACCAGAGTAGCTACAAGTGCAACTGGCGGAGTATTCAAGATGTTAGGAAATCCGGCTTGTAGTCCGAGCAACAATTTGAAAGCAATTAATGGTACAGCCCCAACGACAGAAGCACCTGTTACGCAGGCTGTTAGAAAGGGGGCACTGTAATGCATAAAGTTGCAATGGAAATGGGAAAATGGGCTATGGAAAAAGCCAAAACACATGGCTTTGATAATCTTAGTGCTCAAGACTGGGACGATTTGAAAGACTGCATGGAAGCAGTAAAATGTGCGATTTGCGCTGATAAAGATTATCGTATTGTGGAAGCTATGGATGAATGCGAACAGGAAGAAAAGTATCTTGGACGCATGGGATATGACCGTTACCGCTATTCAAATGGGCGTTTCGCTCCAAAAGGTAGGGGAACCAGAAAAGGCTATAGACCGTATCTGTATATGCAGGATGATGACTGGATGGACGAGTATTTAAATAATCCAGAGTTTGAACGTAATATGTACCGCATGGGATATCATCCAGACCGTAGTGATATGGAAATGGATGACATGAATCGGAAGAAATCCAGATATGGCGAATCCTATGATAGATACGATGAGAATCGTAGGCATTATCATGATTCCAAAGACACAGAATCCAAAAGAAAAATGGATGATTCCATGAAGGAGTACACATCTGACATTATCCGTAATCTCACGGAAATGTGGTCTGATGCAGATGCAACGCTCAGACAGTCAATGAAAACTGACCTGACCAGACTTGTACAGCAGATGAACTAGAGCAATAAATGAATTAAGTCCTTGTCGCAAATTAATGCGGCAGGGGCTTTTTTCGTAGAAAGGATGGTAAGAAACCATGCTGAAACAATTCTATATGAACGGGTACTTATGGAGAGTTCGCTTTGTTTCTCCCCATGATAATGTTTTGATTGACCGCACAGGAAAACGCACACTTGCTGTATCTGATTACTCTACAATGATAATTTCGATTGCAAGCAACTTGCATGGAGAACTTCTGAACCGTGTATTTATTCATGAGTTAGGGCATTGTGTGATGTTCAGCTATGGTCTATTACCAGAACTTCATCGTATGGTTAAGAAACGGTATTGGGTGGATGCAGAGGAATTTGTATGCAATATTCTGGCAGACTATGGACAGTTTGTTATTGGCACAGCCAGAGATATTTTAGGAAACCAGTTCACATATGTAGCTCCCATTGGGGCAGAAAGGATGATTGCGTAAATGGCAAAAGAAGAAAACACAATTATTTTTGATGGCATTCAGTACAATCCAGGCGATGAATTGCCTGATTTAGGCAGTTGGGTATGTACAGATGCAAAAGGTATGGTTCGTGATTACGAGGGACTTTCAAAAGATGTATCAAAGCTCCCACATTATGTACAGAGCGGTTCTTCGGCGTTGTGCCTTGATACCTCTGAATTATACGAGTATCACAAACCTACAGACACATGGTACAGGTTGTAAAGGAGAAGCGTATGGCATTAACAGCAAAAAAAGTATATGCAATATTAAAACGCCAGATTTCCGATATGGAATCACAACTGAATCATCCAGTTAGATATAAAGGAACAGTCGCTACATCCGATTTGCTTCCGTTAAATCCAGCCATTGGAGACATGTACAATATCGAATCCAAATCCATCTTTAGTTAAGCAACCAAATTTAAGAAAGAGAGGAAATATGAGAGGATTAGTCCGTCAAAAGCAAAAGGTATACTGGTCACGAATATCCGAAAAAACAGAAGGATTAGACCGCATTAAAGTTTATGAGAAACCAGCTTTGTACTCTTTTTCCGTATCATCTACAGCCGGAACACCGGAAGAAATCGCAGCTGGAATAGTGCCAGATTATGACAGGTATATTACAAGCTTTAATCGAAATTTTCACCCACAGGAAGCAGATATATTTTGGATAGACAGAATCCCACAAATAAGCGAGGATGGAAGCCTTATTTTGGACGAAGATGGAGAACCTACAGTATTGCCAGATTATGTACTAAAGAAGATTTTAGATACAAAAAAAGGCAATATTGCCAGATATGGAATTTCTAAGAAGGGAAACGAAGATGGGTAAGACAATAAAATGCGACTTATCAACGAAATCTATTCAAAATGCCATCAAAAAATTAAAAGCTTACCAAAATGAACTACAGAGGAAAAATGAGATTTTTGTAAAACGATTGTCTGAAATCGGGTTGGATGTTATTCAAACGACCATGGAGTCAATCCCGGATGAAGAAAAAGGCTCTTACTATACAGAAATCATTAATGATCAAAACGGAAATATCGTCGGGGCTTCTGTTAGACTATCTGGTGAAAAAGTGTTGTTCATTGAATTTTCAGCAGGAATAACATACGGTATAAATGATTATCCTTTATCTAGTGGAAATTCTTACGGAATGGGAACATATCCTTCCAAAAAAGAAAAATCAGACTGGGACAATCCAAACGGCTGGTGGTACACAGACGAAAGCGGACGACCGCACCATTCATATGGAAATAGAGCGTATATGCCTATGTATCACGCAGAACAGGCCGTTATTATTGCTGTTCGTAAAATTGCCAAAGAGGTGTTCTCTTCTTGAAGATGATACCGAAGTATACTGAATGATACCAACCAATTATGTTATGATTACAGTGTTAAATTGTAGCAAGATATGCAATGCGTTCACTATGAAAGTGGGCGCATTTTTTATTGTGAGGTGACAGATATGCCAGACACAATAGAATCTCCTGTATTGGAAGTTTTTTCAAGATGGGGAGCGGCTGTTTCTAAGATTACTGGCGCAGACAATTATTCCATGGACGGAAGCGAAACAAATGCTTCTGGCAAAAAGGCATATGCACAGCTTTATATGCTTGGAAATCCAATTACGAGAGGTGACCTTGAAGGGGATGAATGCGCAACAATGCCATCGTTTCAAGTAAATTGCTTCACCTCTGGGAGTAAAGCATTAACCAGATTGTATGAATTGGACAAGATAAGTCACAAAGCTATGGTGAGCATGGGATTCCGCCGCACATACGGGCCGGAGCCTATGTTTTTTGGTGACAGTGGAATCAAAAAGCTTGTAAGCCGATACAGCCGAATATATACAGGAAAATTACTTTAAACCCAATGAACGCATAGACGTTCTTTTTTTATGCCTAAAACGAAAGCGAGGTGAGATTATGGATCAGATTTTAAGCTATGTAAAGCCGGAATTACTTGTTGTCGTTGTATTTCTTTATTTCATCGGAGCAATGATTAAAAAATCAGAGAGTATTTCTGACAAATTTATTCCGATGATTTTAGGGATTCTCGGCGTGTTAATTTGCGGTCTTTATGTTTTTGCAACATCTACAGTTTCCGGTTCACAGGAAGCTGCAATGGCACTGTTTACCGCAATTACACAAGGCGTTATCGTTGCCGGATTAAGTAATTATGTAAATCAAATTATTAAGCAAGCAGGAAAAGAAGAGTAGGAAGGCGGTGATCCGCTATCTCCCGGCACAGGGTTACGTGCATAAAGCTTAAATTAAAGAAAGGAGCCTATTATAATGGCAGATTTAACAACACTTGGCGTAACTTTTCATTACGGTGTTGAAACCGTCAAAGGAACGAAGCCAACTGCATTCACCTGGTTAAAAAGATGTAGTTCTATTGGTGGAATTTCTCTTGATACAGAACAGATTGACGTATCCGCACTCGAAGACTTCATTACACAGTACGCATCTGGTAGACAGGATACTGGTGGTACTTGGGATGTAACCTTCAATCTTAACGCTGATGTTATCACAGCATTAAAGAAGCTTATGACTGATACGGCAACAGGAAAGACAAAAGGATTTAGAGTTTGGTTTGAAGTTGTATTTCCAGACCTCGAAGATGCATTCTTTGTTATCGCAGACCCTGGAAAAAATATTCCACTGTCTGACATTGGGCAGAATGAAGCAGCAACAATTCCGCTGTCCCTCATTATTCAAGAGTATAAAGGCCTTGATACAAAAGTTGTTTCCGAAGAGCTTGCACAGGCTTTAGACACCGCAAAAGCAGTAGCAGATTCCACAGGCGCAATGGCACTTAACTAATAAAATATATCGGGAGGATTATAAAATGGTAACTTTTAATGTACATGGAAAAGAATATAAGGTTGTATTTGGATATGGACTTCTTACAAAAACAGATGTGCTGGACAAGGTACAGGGGATTACAGATGGAAAAGAGAGAAGCCTTCAGAAGATGATTTCTCTTCTCCCGGAACTGCTTCTTGCCGGACTTCAAAAGAAGCACAAGGAAGAGTTTGGGTATGAAAGTGATTCTGAAAAAGAAGCTGCTCTTGATAAAGTATGTGACCTTTTGGATGATTACGAAGATGAAGGAACTGAGGAAAATCCAAAAAGCGGATTTGATTTATACCAACTTCTCGACAAAGAATTGGAGAAAAATGGTTTTTTATCCGGTCTACTGAATGCAGTAGCAAAAGCACAGGCATCGGAGAAAAATGCAACGAAGATTCCACAGGATCACAAAAAGAAAAATTAACTTTTCGAGAAGTTGTTTACCAAGAGATTCTTCCTTTATACCTCTCTATTGGTGTATCTAAAGAAGAATTTATGGATTCCACCCCAACAGAGTTAAAGCCTTATCTCGAAGCTGAAAAGATACGGCAAAAAAGAAAAGACGCTGAGCTTTGGCAAGCGGGCATTTATGAAACATCAGCCACATTCACAGCTGTTGCAAATGCTTTAATGGGGAAAAAATCCAAAGCAGAGTATTTGAAGAAACCTTTACTGGAATCAGCAGAGGAAGAAAAGCGTAAACAGGAAGGCATACTTTCCGAAGAAGAAAAGAAAAAACAGAGAAACGCACTTTTGGCAAGCTTGCAACTCATGCAGGCGAACTTTGAGCTTAACCATGAAAAGGGCAGGCAGGATGAATAAGTCTTGTCTGCCCTTTATTTTTTTTGTAAAAAAGGAGGGATAAATAAAATGGCTGACAATACCATAGATACCCTTGATATACAGATTAGCAGTAGCACAGAAAAAGCAGTACGCGCGTTGACTAATCTTTCTAAAAAACTTACAGATGTAAATTCTGCATTAAGCGGAGTTAACACAAACGGACTGCGTAACTACGCAAGGGAACTCGGAAGGGTTACGTCTGCTTTTAATTCTCTAGGCAATGTCCGTACTTCTGGTCTTGATAGTGCTATTTCAAAATTAAACACGCTTAGTAAAATCAACCTTAGAAATCTTCAGAATCAAAAGATTAGTATTGATTTGGATATCAAGGGTGGAGATCAAACGCAAAAACTGCAATACGCCATTGATAAAACAGTACGTGATATTAAAATTGACACATCTTCCATTTCAAAGCAATTAATTGAAGCCTTTAACTTAAAAGGTGGTGCTGCTTCAAAAGTTCGTTCCAATATGAACGAGCTTGCAAAAGAAATGGCACAGTCTTTTGATGGGAAAGAAATATCTGGAAATGTTGGAAACATTGTTGAGGAAATCGGCAATACAATTCTTAAAAGTGGAAGCATAGTAAAAGCTAACCTCGGTGGCTACTTGGATGGAGCAGAACAGGAATGGGTTGATTTTTACAATTATTTCAAAAACAAGAAAATCTATGTTTCCGATATGTTGAAAGCTGATATTGGAAAGGGAGAATTTTCAGAGCTTTTAAAGAATAACCTTAATAAAGTTGTTACCGATGCAACAAAAGGAATCACTCTCGATAAATCATGGGGAGAGCTTTCAGAAAGATTTCCAACATTAATTCCAAAAGATACTATTAATGCGGCAGATCAGCTTGTTACTGTTCTGGAAAATATAAAGAAAGTTAGAGAGTCCATAAAGCCAGTTTCCATAGAATCACTTTACGGAGATAGTGCGTCCAAAGCTTCTGACAAAGTATGGGGTATGGCTGTCGATTCCACTCAACAGCTTGCAGAGCAAGTAAAAACAAGGCTTAATGATGCGTTGAAAGGTGCTGACGGTCAGCTCCCTATTGATGTAAAAATTAATACGGATAAGATTACGTTGGATATCCAAAACGCAATCAATAAGGTTGCGGAGCTGAAATACAATACTGTAAAAGTAACACTTGATGTAGATACTACAAATGTCAAAGATGCGGTTACCGGAAAACTTAAAGAAATTGATGCAGGGCAAATGACCGACATTGCAAGCGGAATGGAAAAGTTTTCAAACTCCCTAAAAACAATGGGTGGAGTAGATTATAAAGGTTCTGGACTGAATGCGGTTATTAACTCAATCAACAGGCTTAGCCAGGTTGATGTTAGTGGATTTGATTCTGGAAAATTTGGAGAAATAATCCATAAATTAAGCAACTTGGCAGAGATTCCAGATGTATCTACCAGTGTTAATCGTTTTGTCAATTCAATGGCTAGATTAGCCAATTCCGGTGAATATATTGCGAATGTATCCGCTGAATTGCCTGGACTTGGAAGCAGCCTTAAATTAATTGCAGAGAGTTTTACGAGTGTTGGTGATATATCTGAACCTGTGAATAGATTTGTTCAGTCTATTGCACAATTGGCAAGCTCTGGAAATAAAATCGGACAAACGTCAAGCCAACTTGGAACACTAGCAAAGGAAGTATTATCTTTCTTTGACGTGATGAAAACTGCACCTAAAATCAGTGAAAATACAATAAGAATGACAGAAGCTTTGGCACAGTTAGCTAATGCAAGTGGAAAAATAAATAAAACCACAAATTCTCTTTCGAATTCATTTTCGAGATTATCAAATGCCACAAATGGACTTGGAAATGCAGGAAGAAAATTATCTTCCATGATTGGCTCTGCAAGCTCTGCACTAGCTAATTTTGGAAATACCGCAACTGTAACCACAAGAAAGACTGGCTCATTAACTTCGCAGCTTGCTGGATTATATGCAAAATTTTTTACTGTGACAAGAGGAATTAAAGCACTTTGGAATTCTGTAAACTCTGCATCTGATTATGTTGAAACATTGAACTATTTCAATTCTGCGTTCGATCAAGTTACTGATGGATTAGATATCAGCAAGTGGCAGAATGCAGGAGCAAAATCCGCAGAGGAATATGTGGGTTCTTTTGAAAAACGTGCAAAAGAACTGACAAAAAAAATGACCGGGTTTGAAGTATCAGATGCAGGTGATCTGACTAGAACAAAAGGCGCAAGCCTTGGACTTGACCCAAACCAAACGATGAACTATCAAGCTACATATGCTCAGATGGCATCATCTATGGGGGCAACTGCCGATGCGTCAACAAAGGTTTCGCAGGCTTTGACCGAAATCGGGGCAGACCTTGCTTCTGTAAAGAACCTTGAGTTCAACGATGTATGGAACGATATGGCATCCGGCATAACCGGAATGAGCAGGGCACTTGATAAATACGGTATTAATATTCGTGTAGCAAATTTACAACAGGAACTTTATAACCTTGGAATTGACGCTACTGTATCAAGTCTAAGTCAATCAGATAAAGCTATATTAAGAACAATTACAATATTAAATAGTTCTAAATATGCATGGGCTGATTTGGCTTCAACAATTAATCAACCAGCCAACCAGGTTCGTATGTTGAAATCTAATTTCGAAGCACTTGGTAGAAGTATCGGAACATTGTTCCTCCCTATTGTTGCAAAAGTACTTCCATATATTAACGGTCTTGTTATGGCATTGGAAAGAGCTTTTTCTTGGCTCGCAAAACTACTTGGCATTAAGCTATCGGATTATGTATCTTCAACTGGAAAAGCTTCAGTCGATATGGGAGATATTGCAGACAGCACAGATAATGCTGCATCCGGGCTCGACAATGCAAACGACAATGCGAAGAAATTACAAAAAACTCTTTCTGTTCTTTCCTTCGATGAATTGAACCAGTTGAATGATAACAAGACATCAAGTTCAAGTGGAAGCTCGGGCAGCGGGGCTCTGGGAAGTGCCCATATACCAGAACTGGACGCTGCTTTCGATAAAGCACTTTCTGATTATCAAAAAGCATGGGATCAAGCATTTGCAAATGTTGAGAATAAAGCGCAAACTGTATCTGATAAGATTATCAAGGCATTTAAACAAATCAGAAAGAATGCAAAGCCAACCACTGCCGCAATAAAGAAGCTTTATAATGAAGGTCTAAGCAGACTAGGAAATTTTTCGATTAATGCTTTGAAAAATTTGTGGAAGAATTACCTCCAGCCAATCGGTAAATGGTCATTATCAAACAACTCAGGATTTCCAAGATTCTTTAACATTACAAATGATTTGCTGACAAAAATCAACTGGTTAAAGCTCCAAACTTCTTTAGAAGGATTGTTTACTATGCTCCAAAAGCCAACACAATTTGTTTGGACGGGACTTATGGATTTTTACGAGCATTTTCTCGTTCCAGTCGGAACTTGGACGATGAACGGCGCAATTCCACAATTAGTTGATGCGTTGACCAGTTTCGGAAACAACATTCATTGGGAAGAACTTAATAAATCACTGAAAAATTTCTGGGATGCATTGGCTCCATTTGCAAAGAATGTAGGACAGGGCATTGTTGATTTCTATAAAGATTTATTAAAAGTCGGAGAGAATTTCATCAATTCAACTGTTCCTGGAGGTCTAAATTCTATCGCAGAAGCAATAAAAAATATAAGTCCCGAAACAGCACAAGCTATAGGAAAGAGTCTCGGCCAAATTTCTTTGGCGATTCTAGGATTCAAAGGATTAACCTTTATTGGTGGAATCATTGGAAAAGACAGCCCATTAGGAAAAGGACTTTCTTTACTGGCAAAACATCCTTATGCGTCAATGGCACTTGGCATCGGTGGAATCGTACTTGCGCTTGATAATTTCGGAGTTATTGATGTTGACTGGGAGTGGATTTGGAGCAGTATTGACCGTGTAAAAACCTCAATACAGAATTTTATTGATAAGGTTGATTGGAATGCTGTTGGAACTGCTATTGGAAATTTATGGTCTGCATTCCAACCATTTGCAGAGGGATTTGCAGATGCGTTGATTACCGGGCTTGAAGGAATAATTAATATCGGAGCGGATTTAATTAACGGTATTGCAAATGCAATTAATTGGCTGGCTGAAAAATTAAGTGGAATTGATCCAGAATTTATAAAACAAGTTGGTGCTGCATTCGGAACATTGTTTGCGATCAAAATAGCCAAAGATATTGCCACCGAAATCTTTTCCTTTGCTAGCGGAATCGGTTCATTAGCTTCAAAACTTTTAAATTTCCCACTTGATACCGCATCTTCTCTTCCCACTATCATCGGTGATATTGGTGGAGCAGCGGAAACGGCTGGAAATGGCGGGTTTACTACACTTGCAGAAAAGATAAAAAATCTCGGTGATGTCGCACAAACAGCTGGTGGACAATTCCAAGGATTTTGGGGATACGCAACTAATTTAGGCGCGACTGCATTTGTCGTGGAAGGCCTTGGACAGGTAAAAAAAGCTATGGACTTTAAAGACTCCACAGCTGACGCATTCAACGATTTTGAAGTTGTTAGAAAAGCATTGAAAATCATCGAAGAACAAACTGGAATCTCTGGCGATAAACTTATCGGACTCGGCGGTGATTTAAAAAATGTGAAAGACAATGCATTTGATTTTGATGGACAGCTCCAAACCGTAGAAACATCACTTGAAAATCTTGGAATTTCTTCCGATACATTTAAGCAAGCATTAAAACAGGCAATGGAGGAATCCGATACCGCCACAAATTCTCATGTAAGTAATATTAATGAATATATCGGTACGATGGGGACAGAATTTGATAATGCGAAATCTGCATTAGAAAGACTTTCAAATCAAGCGGTAATCACTCCAACGCAGTTTGATGAATTAAGTACTGTCCTTCAGCAACAAGAATCATCTGGTGCAACAGCTAGAGCTGCATTCCAAGCCTTGATGGATAAAATGGCAGAGATGGGAATTGACACAGGAAAAGTTATTAAAGCTTTTTCAGAAGATGTTCCAAAAGCTTCATCAACAATGAGCAAATCAGTGGAAACAGCTACGAAATCCATTTCTTCAAAATCTAAGACTGGTTTTGGAATAGCCAGTGCAGCTGTAAGCACGGCAATGGCTGGAATGAAAAAAAGCACAGAAAGCACAATGCCTTCCATTTGGTCGAAGATAAAGAACACGAATGATGATGTTGAAACCAATTCTAAAACAAATTGGGGAAATTCTGCAAGTGCTGTATCGACAGCCCTCGGAACCATGGACACTGATACAAGAAATGTAATGGGTAAGGTTATGACAACCATTCAAAGTTATTGGTCTTCCGTTTTGATCAATACAAACCAGATTTGGGAAAAGGCTTCTGGCAAGGTTGATACAGAAACCGAAAACATGAAGACTTATACAGAATCTAACTTATCTGGTATTTCAGATTATATCACAAGTCTGTTCAAAAATGATTTAACATCAATGGGTAGGGAAACTGCACAATCTTTCGCCAATGGTATGAAACAAGTTCATCTACCAACATTAACATATCGAATCTCTGAATGGAGAAAGCATAACCTCGGAAACGGAAAAACCAGTTCTACACCAGTTTATAAGCCTAATTGGTACGCCAAAGGTGGTCTTTTCAACGGCGCACAGGTAATCGGTATCGGTGAAGCCGGTTCTGAAGCCGTCCTTCCGCTGGAAAATCCACGAACCATGAAGAAGATTGCAGACAGCATTGTTTCCAGTTCGGACGGAAGCATGGGACTTACAAAAGAAGAAATGGCAAAAGCAGTAGCCCAGGGAGTTGCAATGGCAATGAGTATGAACAGCGGAAACAAGAATCCGCAGTACATTATGAACAGCATTATTCTGGACGGAAGCGAGATTGCGAAAGCAGTAACAAAAGCCCAGAATGATACGGATAGTCGTTTCAAACCATCCCCGGCATATTGATTTTTGACTGATTGTGTGGTATAATTTCTTCAATGAAGAAGTACACACGGTCTTGATTTTTGAGCCGCTAAGAAGAAATTAATATTTCTCGATTTTGAGGAATTTTTTGTCTTACTTGGCGGCTCTTTTTTATTTTAACCGTTAATTTTGGTAAAACCAACAGGCTAGACCGATCATCGAAAAGCGGAAATGCCTTGCCGCCTGCCTGTTGATTTACATACAGTTCAAGGCACTCTTTTATACGAAAGGCAGGTATCAATCTATGGCAAGAAAACCACTTAGCAAGAAAATCAGATTTGAAGTATTCAAAAGAGACAAATTCACATGTCAATACTGTGGAAGAATGTCACCAGACGTAATTTTGGAAGTAGACCATATTGAGCCAGTAGCAGAGGGCGGGGATAATGAGATTACAAATTTAATTACTTCGTGCCGCGACTGCAATAGAGGGAAGGGCAAAACTAGAATTTTAGATTCCAAAGCAATATCGTTTCAACAGGAAGCATTAAAAGATCTTGCAGAGAAAAAAGAACAGTTGGAAATGATTGCTGAATGGAAGAAAGAGCTACTTGATTATGATAATATGGCAGTAAACATGCTAACGGAATATTTTGAACAATTGACAGGGTGTGATGTAAACGATAACGGACGTAAGGAAATAGGAATATGGTTAAAAAGATTTTCAGCAGATAAAATTATGGAAGCAATGGAAAAATCTGTAAAATCATATTGTAAAGAATTTTCGTACGATGAAATTGTAATGGCATTTTCAAAAATACCAGGAGTGTGTATTAATCACTCAAAGGGGGATAATAAGTCAAAGTATTATTTTAATTATATAAAAAAAGTTTTAACATCACGAGGAATAGAGTTCAATCCGAAACTTTTAAAATATTATGTTGAAACATATTTGATTACAGAAGAAGATTTTGCAGCGGAAAAGAAAAGTAAACGGTATTTAAAAATATTTGTTTCATATCTACACCCCAGATTTGATAAAGATAAATTTGCTCAAAACTATATGATGGATAAATGCTTTGTTGGGATCGCTGATATTGACGGAGAAAAGAGCATAGAAAATCTTAAATATGGGCTTGATTTAGAAAACAAAGGTTATTTCTTTTCAGATAGATACTCTCCGAAAAATAGAGTTAGTTTGATTCCTTATCTCAATGGCTTTACAGAACTGTTAAGAGAATATTATAGAGAATATTATCAAACATATAATGAGCCTCATCCTGTTTTAACTACCGAACAGGGATTAAGGCTTTTAAATCATTATGCGTCAAATAAATATTGGGCGAACTGTGTTACAAAAGAAGACTATTGTAATATGTTTTCAATGCTTAAATTGAGTAAAGAATATGGTTGGAAGGAGCAAATGCCAGAAGCTATGTTTACAAGTGGTGGTACTATTTGTGACGAGAAAATTGCAGAATATGAAAGCGAGGAAAGAAAAAAGCATGATTTTCGACCTTAATGTTTTGCTGTGTAAAAACTGTAACATTACAGTAACGTTACAGTAACGGTATAGAATAAGAAATAGAAATAGAATTAGATTAAGATATAGATTTAGATTAAGAAAAAGAGAAAGAATTATATTTTGAATAATATCTAACGATATTATTATGTCAGATAAATCTGACGCAGAATGGGACAGGGAGGACACACTATGATATTTTGGCTATCAGTAATCATTTTTGCGGTCGGCGTTGTTATTCTGATTGCAAATAGAATAGGCGAATCTTTAAGCTACGAATATGAGTATTCAAATGTGAGTGGATTTATATTGTCTTTTGGTGTGGTAATTTCTTTCATCAGTGTAGTATGGTTCCTGGTAGCTGGATTGATTTTACTACTTACTCAAACCAATATTACCGCCACCAGACAGGCAAATGCCGAGAAATACAAAGCATTGACTTACAAGCTGGAAAGTGAAGCTTGCCGAGATCAATTCGGACTTCTCAACAAAGAAATTATTGACGAGGTACAGAGATGGAATGTAAAAGTAACTTACTACAAAGCAATGGAGGATAACTTCTGGATTGGAATTTATTATCCAGATGTGTACGGTGATCTTGGAACGATTGATTATGAGACATATGAGGGTAATTAATTGACATGATAAAATAATCAAATCCGTTTCAAAACCTCTCACCCGATAAAATATAGGCACAAGCCAAGAAAATTGAATTTTGATAAAAGAAATTAATTAATTGTGGAGAAAGGAAACAAAGAAAATGAACAGACCATTATTTAAGCCAGGGGATATTGTGCAGCACTTTAAGCGAGAAACTATCGAGAATCCGCGTGATAATGAATACCTGTATGAGGTTGTTGGTTTTGCTAGGCATACGGAAACAGGAGAAGACCTAGTGATATACAAAGCCCTGTATGGCAGTAAGCAATTATACGCCAGACCGAAAAATATGTTTTACAGTGAGGTAGATCGTGAAAAATATCCAAATGTGAAACAGAAATATAGGCTCGAGAAATATCATGGAGTGTTGTACGTATAATGGATTTCAAGCAGACTTACTTTTCCATCTGGCAAGATATATGGAATCTTCACAAGAAGTACGCTTTTATCTCAAAGGATGATATTCCACAGTGGGAAAATCTCACCGTGGAAGCAATGCAAATTCACGATAAATACGCTGATTCTTTCGGAGCAAAATTTGCCGAAGCTCTTTTGTTTGCTGTGACTGTGGAAATTGATAGAAAAGCGAAATAGGACTTCCAGAATGCGTCCCAAGGTGGTACAATATGGGTATCATACTAAGGAGGGGGATATTTATGGCACTGATTAAATGTCCAGAATGCGGCAAGGAAATAAGTGATAAAGCGGCAAGTTGCCCGAACTGTGGATTCCCGATAACACAGAGAAATGTAACACAGGAATCGCCACAGAAGCAAAAGGAATACGACATTGAGATGTTAGATTCCATGAGAATCAAGGCTTCAAAAGCGAATATCGAGGTTTACTACAAAGGAAATTTGTTACTTGAAGCGAATCCTATGGATTTTGTATTGAATTATGATAAGGAAGAACCAGATGATTTAGGGAGAGTACAGTTGAAAGTTGCTTTTTCAATTCCGAAATATGCAAATCCTTTCAAAATTTGCTTATCAACAGGTTCTTCCGCATATGAACAGACAAAGGAATTTACAACAGAGATTGCGGAGCGGTATTTCAAGAAACAGTATGTTGTTGAATGGTATATGCTAGACAAGAGTGTAATGGATAATTGCGACAGGGGCGAAGCAAACAAGACCAGAACAACTATTGAGAATATCGAAAAACCTAAAACATATTCTGCACCAGAACCACAGTACACGCCACAGCCGACAGCTACCAAGAAAAAGAAAAAAGGGGGATGCGCAAACTATTTTGGTTTTATCTGCCTTGTGTTTATTCTAATTGGCTGGTATTCATCTAAAACAGAGAAAACAGCAGATACATCCAAAACACAGACGGAAAAATCCAGTAGTTACGAAAGAAAAGCAACTCCTACAGTAGAAGAGAAAAAACAGAATGTGGCTCCAATTACTTTTGATGATGAATTACAAACATTTAATTCTGGTGAATATTCTTATATCACTGACAGCGATTTATATAAATATGCAGTCAATATGAGTGGAGCTAAAATTTATACTGTATCAACAATAAGTGAGATTAAAGACAATAAGGTGCAAGTTACTATTGGTGATAAATATATGATGAGTAATTTTAATGTATCTGATAGTAAATTGTATGCAAAATATGAAAGCGGTCTTAAAGATGATGATGTGGTTGCTATTCTTGGAACAGTATCAAATGTAGATTCATGGGGATTTATGGGAGATTCCATAAATTTAGAGAATTGTATGGTATTTGCAAAAGGTGATGAAGCTAAAAGCTATAAAAAGGATGCTTCAGATGATAGTTTATCACAGTATTTTGTAGTGACAGAAGAAGTTGCTAATTCAAAAGAAGTTTCAGAGGACGAATACAAGGCACTTTGCCAAACATTGGACTATAATGATATATTGAGAAACCCTGACAGTTACGATAAAAAACATTGTATTGTCTCTGGAACAATAGATCAGTCATTAGAAGGAATATTCGGTGGATATACGTTGTATATTGTTGACGGAAACGGTAATAAATGGGATTGTTCATATAGCTATGAGGATGGCGAAACACATTACCTAGAAGGAGATTGGATAACCGTATACGGAACTTGTAGCGGAACATTAAATTCTACAACACTTCTTGGGAAACAAGTAACATTGCCAAGCATAGATGTTGAATACATTAACTGATAAAATTAGGCTAGGGAGAAATCTCTAGCCTTTTTGCTGTTATAAAAATAGAGCCAAGACTTCTTGGCTCTACGGCAATCATGCAATTTCTACTCTATATGCAATCATCATTTCTTTAATCACACCAATGTAAATTTCTTTCAGTCGCTTATCTTGCATGATTACGGACAGTTTATTAATCTGATTAATCAGCTCTTTTGTGCAACCTCTTTCCTCAGCTCTGGAAATCGCATTTCTAAGTTTCTGATCTAATCGGCAACCAGCTCTGTCTGTCAGTCTGCGGTAGCTTTCATTTCTGGCGGCGGCATATTTGTTTCCGAATGAGTAAGAGAAATTGTCGCTCTCGGCAATCTTTGAAATACATCGGTTCACCCACTTCTCTGTGCCAACATCGGAATCCATCCCCTTGAAAGTATCAATGATGGTTTTCATGTTCTTCTCTTGTTGGTCGGCACGTTCCGCAAGTTTTTTCTGTTCCAGTTCGGTCTTAGCTACTTGTTGGAAAATCTGATTGAACATTTGCAGTTCGGGGGACAATTTAGAATAATCAATTACTTGTTGCTTTACCTTTTCTTCAAGTCTAGTAAAATATTCTCTAGTTTCTTCTGCTTTTTCGCTATTACCTTTTACCGATAACTTCTTTGCAAAATGAGCAGTAATTTTGTAGTCCTTAGTAGCCTGCCCTCCCCATTCGTCATTAATGACGAATGCCCAATAATCAACGTTTTCCTCTGCAAATTCATTTCCTGTAATGTTGCTCTTGCACCATCTTGAATAATTGCTAGAATCCAATTCTAAAAAGGCATATAACTTTCTGGCAGTAGTCATACCCTCTTCATCAATGCCAAGTGCAATCTCAATAGGTGTCTGGCTCGCTGTGTTAATTGTGATTTCGTTCATATATAAAAATCCTCCTGTAAAATTTTAATTTTTTATTTGCAAACAGGAGGCATATAGTGTTATACTTTATATAGTCTCCTATTTGGTGGCAGAAGTATTTAAGAGATTCTTAACTTTGGTCGGTACGGAATCTCTTATTTTTATTTGTTTCTTACTTTTACATAATCTCTATAATCCGTTCTATCTTTCAAATATTGTACAGTATCTTCTGCCTTTACATCTATATACATACTTAAAGACATAAGATAATTTTCAAGTTCATTACCGTTGCATTCATTTATTCTCTTTGTATACTTATCAAGTTCTTTTTCTCCGTCCCTAACAATGCTTGTAATTTCAATTTCATTTGTTCCGTCAACAGGGGCAAACTGAACTTCTAGCCCTCCCAATATAAAAGGTGCTATTTCATCCGCATTTTCAACTTCACTTTCATAATGCTCCAGTATTGCAATATTTAGAAAATGAATACTGTTATCTTGCAGCAGTTCTTCAAGTGCAACATTCGCCAATTCATTTTGACTTCTTCCTGTAATCTGTGACAGTAGTCCTAAATCTCTTTCAACATCTTCGTCAATTCTAAAAGATTTTTGCACTTGTTTTTTATTTCTTACTAGCATATTTTCTCTCCTTTCATAATGCTATTGTTTTTGATTGCATTGTTATATTATAGAATTTTTAGTGAAATGTCAATAAATTTCTGCTATTATTTTTAATAGCAAAGATTTTAAAAAATAGAAAATGATATTGACTTCTAAATGACTTCATGGTATATTATAAGCGAGAAGTCAATATGACTTCAAGAAAGGAGAAATGCTACTAATGAGTATTAAAACATTTACGTTAAGACTGACAGAAGAACAGCTTGATTTTGTCGGTGAGAAAGCAAAAGAAATGGGGGTGAGTAAAAACGATTATATTCGCAGATTAATTGATGGAGATATTCGTGCAGACAAAGAGGATAAAATCTTACAG